AATGAATGTATAGTTAGTAATGAATGTATAGTTAGTAATGAATGTATAGTTAGTAATGAATGTATAGTTAGTAATGAATGTATAGTTAGTAATGAATGTATAGTTAGTAATGAATGTATAGTTAGTAATGAATGTATAGTTAGTATAATTAATATTAATGATATAATATATAATTACTATCTATTATGATAATACATAAATATAAATAGATTTAATATGATTAAATCAATATCAATAGATAGGTATAAATTAAAAATGTATTTGATCTTAAAATTAAATTTGAATTTGAAATTAAAATTAATGTATATTTTCTAATAAAATATACATGAAATTATTTATAAAATTTCACAAATAAAGATCCCGAAAACTCAAAACGGCAGTGGACTTCCTCCTCGTATGAATTTTTTCACTTTTTGGGGGAGGTTTTTATCCTCGTATATGTGTGTGATTCTCTCTCATACTCTCTCTTTTTTATGTATGTCTATACTATTAATTATGAATGTATATGTTAGTATAGTATAAGTATACTTATGTAATGAATGACATATTAAATATCAAGTATAACTTTTTTTATTTTTTTTACTTACACACACATACACACATAAAAGAGGTTTCACACACACACTCGTATATGGTTTTCAGGGTCAAAATTGCGATATTGCCGTATATGTGTCCTTTTATAAAATAGAGAGTGGAGAGCCGTTTTCGACTGTTTGATGACCTCGTTTTTTGTATCATTCATTGTGATTTTTGTATCATTCATCATGTTTTTTGTATCATTTTCATGATTTTTTGACCATAATGTTTCATTTTTGGTTTGGTAAAATAGGCGTTAGTAATACTTTTTATTGGTTTGGTATGATAAAATAGGTTATGTCATGTTGTAAGTAATACTTTCATAGTACATTCGTAATAATTTGGAGGTTTGTTATGGGTTTTGATAATAAGACATTTTTGATTGTTGGTTTAATTGCAGGTGGCTTGTTCAGTTTATATGTTAATAATACTGATTTGGCTTCTGTTATCTTTGGTGGTTTGATTGGTTATTTGTCAAAGGATACAATCACTGTTAAACATGAGGAGGCAGAAGTCGAAGATGGATCAGACCTTGAAGAAGCATGATTCGGTTATTGGCTCTCATGATAATGAGTTGAGGAAGCATGATTTGGTTATTGATTCCCATGATAATGAGTTAAAGAAGCATGATGATGAAATATGTCATATTAGGCAGGATTTAGTTGATATTAAGACTCGGCTCGGTATTAAGGATTTGACTAATGGGCAAGTCCAAAAGTATCAGGAGGAGTTGATTAAGTCGGTTGTTGAGGAGAAGATGGAACGAAAGGAGCAGGATGCTATTCTTCGTGAGGATATTAAATCTGTTGATAACAAGACATGGTATATCTTGACTGGTGTCATCTTGTCTATTCTCCTTGAAATTGGCTTTATATTATTTAGAGGTGGTTAATTTATGATAATTCATCATGTTATGTTTGTGAGGTGGTTAAAATAGTTCATAATCAACATGAAAAGATTAAAAATAATCCAAAGGATATTAAGGGCAATCCTCGTGCCTTAACGGATAGTAAAATTGATCGTATCTGTAATTTGATTCGTTGTGGGAATTATGTTAAGACCAGTGTTAAAGCCGTTGGGGTTAATTATAATACTTTTATCTCATGTATGAGTAAGGGTAAAAAAGGTGTTGAGCCTTATGAGGATTGGTATAATAAAATAGAAGTTGCGAAAGCCGAGTTTGAGGCAGGTGCAGTTTCTAAAATCTCCGAGTCTGGTGAGAATGGTAATATTGGGGCTTATATGTGGATGTTACCTCGTATGTTTCCTAATCGTTGGAGTTCTGCACAGAGGCAGGAGATTAAAGTGGATAATTCTCAACAAATTGAGATTGTTAAATATTCTGATAAGAAGAAGAACGAAGAATAAAGTAATTATTTAGTTGGAGTAAATTAGGATATGGAATTGGTATTGACTGATAAACAGTTTGAGCATATTGATGATATGACTCGGCATTTAATGATTATGGGGAGTGCAGGGTCTGGTAAAACTATTTTTGCTTGTACAAAAGTTATCTTGTATGCTTTGAAGTATCCTAATGCTCGTATTGGTGTTTTTAGGCAAACTCTCCCATCACTTCGTGAAACTGCATGGAGAGAGATTGTTGAATTATTGGAGAAGTATCAAATAGAGTTTAAAGAGAATAAGTCTAATGGACTTGTTACTCTATCTAACGGTTCTACTATCTCTTTTACACCAGTTGATGATGAAAAGAAGTTAAGAAGTTTAAACCTCGATTTTGTGTACATTGAGCAATGCGAAGAGATTACAGAGGAGGCTTTTATTGAATTAGACCTCCGTATTCGTAATGAAGTGTCAAAGAAGTATGGTGGGCAGATGTTACTTGTTGTGCAACCATCTAATAAGACACATTGGCTTTATAGATTGTTTTATCAGGAGAAAGTGAATGATCCTGATTATGCGAAGATTCATTTTAGTTATCTTGATAATCCATTCTTACCTGATGAGCAGAAGAAAGTCTATGAGGGTTTAAAGGAAACTAATTATGAAAGATACTTGACACATACAAAAGGTGAATGGATTAGCAGTTCCAAACAGATATTTACTAATAACTGGGAGGTTGGATTTGACCGTTCATTCTTTAAATATTATGTTGGTGGAGTGGATTTCGGTTGGAACAGTCCTGCTTGTTTCCTTTTATGTGGAGTGTATGATGATGAGTTTTATATCATTGATGAGATTTATAAGACTGAAATGACTAATTCCGAGTTCTTACGGAGGATTACTGATTTATTGGCTAAACATAATTTGAAATATGGTGATTTGGATGCAGTGTATTGTGATAGTGCAGATCCTGAAAAGATTGAAGTGTTTAGTCGCAATGGTTTGAATGCTTATCCATCTGTTAAGAATGTTAAGGCTAAAATCGATACTACAAGGGAAACTAAAATCCATATTGATAAGAGATGTGTTAATTTGATTAGGGAAATGCCCCAATATGAGTGGAAACGGAATAAAGATGGCGAAATTCTTGATGAACCAGTAAAGAAGAATGACCATGCCGTTGATGCACTTTGTTATGCCGTTTATGGTGTTAGAGGAGAATTGAGTGATAATAGACCATCTTCTGCTTATGGTAGTCAGGAGATTTATGTTTATTAATTTTTTTTATTTTTATTCTTTAAGTAGATTTATGTATATTGATTGTATAGGAGGGTAAAATGGGTTTTTTGGATAGATTAAGACCTCGCAGAGTTACTGTTGAGAATATTGAGCCGAATGTTATTCATAAAGTTGGTTATGATGACATATATGATGACATATATGATTATAGGAGTCAGGATTGGGTTACATTCGCTCCACCAAAGATTAAGCCAACTATTAAGAATCGCCGTAAGGCTTATTCGTTTCCGACTGTTTATGGGATTATTAATAACTTAATCATGAAATGTATTTCATCATATAATATTAATGGTGATAATCAAGAGGCAGTGGATCATATTATAGATATGGAGGAGATTTGGAATCTTCGTAATCTCATGTATGAGTGTCTGCAAAAGAATTTCGTTGATGGTGATGTCTTTTATGAGATTATCGAAGTCGATGGACATATACAGTTAAGATTATTAGCCTTTGATGGTGAGAAGTCTTTAATTAAGAAGATTTATGATAAAGATGCTCAATTGATTGGTTATAAACAGTTAGTTGTCCGTAAAGAGGCATTGAAGAAATGGAAAGGTGTTGAATTTTGGGAAACTTATCAGGAGGAAGATGTTGTTACTGTTGATTTTGAGCCTGATGAGATTTCAAGTCCGACACTGATTGAGATTGATGGTGTTGGGCAATCTATTGTTAAGAATATTATTGATATAGCCTATGAGATTGAGTCTTTGACTCGTATGATGCCATTGATTGTGCATAAGTCTGCTAATATCCTTGTCGCTACATTAGGGAATAGTGATAGAAAAGAAACAAAGATTGATAAAAAGGCAAGGGATAGTGTAGCCGATCAAGTGTCTAATGTTCATAAAAAAGGTGTTGTAGTAGTTCCTTATGGTATTGAATTAGACCAAGTGGGTAATCCAGTATTACCTAAAATAGAGGAATACATTAAATCTTTGAAAGCGATGTTGTATGAGGGTTTGATGACTCCTGAATCATTATATTCCAGTGAATCATCAAATAGGAGTACGGCACAAGTTCAATTAACTGATAAGTCTACTGGTCATGTTTTATTCATTGAATTTTGCCAACAATTCCTTAAATCATGGCTTGAAAGGGATTTATTTAAACCTGAATTAGAAAAGGCAGGGATTAAGGGTAATGTTTATATTGATTTCTTAACTGGTGATGAGGAATTGGATAATAGTTATTTAGAGTCTGCCGATGTTCCGAATACAGAGATTAATAAGCCAGTGAATATGCCTAATTCTACTGCATTGACTACTGATCCTGACCCGTACTCCACACAAAAGAATAAGAGTGATTAATCATGGTAAGTCAGATTCAGGATATTGATGAGTATTATCATGTAGATGATGATGATGACTTGTATGCTATCTTTTATGCACCTGATTATTATACTACTGATGAACAGTTAGTTTTAATTGCAGTTTTAATGTTGTTGGAGCAGAGGTTTAGGTTGATGCAATCTATGAGTCCATCTCGTGTCCTTGATGAGTTGGAGGAGATTATGCAATCATTAGAATATGATTTAAAGGATACTGCTTCTTCAAAGGTTACTGCTCATGTGCAGGAGTATCTTGATAATGTCCTGATGGATTATGCAATTCCACTCGGATATATTGATATAGATACATCAATGATTGAAATCATGGAAGATTCAATTACTGGTTTAATTAACAATCTTCGTGATGAGTTAATTGTTAAGAGTAAATTCTTTGATAGTAATTTAAGCAAGGATGATTTTAATATTCTGCCGAATTTCAAAAGAGCAGTTAAGAAGTTAGTTGATGCCGTTGGTAATAATCTCTTATATTCCAAAGAAAAATCTCTACGGAATGTTGAGAAGTTTGTTTATGGTGAGGATACACTTTATAAATGGATTACGGCAGGTGATGATAAAGTATGTGAATGGTGTAGAATACAAGAGAAGATGCCACCTCGCACACTTGATGAATTGCCACTGGATCATCCACATGGAAGATGTGAAAAAGAACCGATTGATCCATCATATACAAGTGAATATAGTTTAATCCTTGCTCGTAGACAATATAATGAGCAGGATTTTGAGATTTTTAGTGAGAATAAATGGGAGTATTAGATGATTACAATATTCAGGACTGGTGAGTTTGATTATAAGGATGCAGGGATAAATAAGCCAGTTAAATTTGATGTTGATAACTTAATAGAGATTGCTTCAAGGACTTCCGAAATTAATGTTACAAAAGAGCATAGTAGTGAAGTCATTGATGTGATGAGTAACTTCATTGTTGAAGATGGTTTGTTGAAAGCAAAAGAACCGAATAATCTCGAATTAGAGGGTATGGGCTTTTCCCCAGTATTAGATTTTGATTTAATTGATATGGGTGATTATTATAGTCCAAAGAACCTGAAAATGACGGAGATAGGTTATACAAAGACACCAAGAACTAAAATAGTATATAATAGTGTATCGAATGGTGAGAGAAGTATGGAAGATAAGCAATTAAGACAGGCATTAGATGAGAATAAGAAACTTCAAGAAGAGATTGGAGTTTTAAAGAGTCAAAATAAACAATTGACTAAAAGATTAAAAGATAAAGAAAAGGAGTTTGACAAAGTCAAGGAGAGTTATGCCGACACTGATGCTAAACTCAAAGAGTATGACTCTCTGAAAGAAATTGAAACCTCTTATAATAAATTAATTAGTTCAAAGAGAGATGATTTGATTTATAAGATTGCAGGTGGCGATAAGAAACTTGCAGATAAATTCAAGGATTATACTATTGAACAATTAGAAACCACTCTTGATGTTATGAGTGGTGAGAAGAGAGGTAAAGGTATATCTCCGAGAACTAATCCAGTTGATGATGGTAATAATCCATCAGGTGATGAGGATAAGGAAGAAGAGTATACTGATGAGCAATTTGAAAAAGAGTTCGCAGAAAGTGGATTATAAAAAATTTTAAAGGTTATTGAGTTATGGTAAAAATTAGAGATCAGAATCCGTATGAAATTCAATTGCCATTCTTTGTTGAAGAGGGCAATTATACTGTAATGGAATCTGTACAAGGTATTGCAGGAAATGATGAAGTTGGTGTATTTTCTGCACCAGTACATAAAGGAGATTTCGTTAAATTAACCAGTGAAGATAATGTTGTAGCACCTGCTACAAGTAGTGATAAGATTATCGGTCAAGTTATTGACCATCCGACTTTTTACGGTGATAGACCTAATGAGTCTGCCACCAGTGGAAACTATAATCGTAGAATCGCAACAGTTCAATTATGGGGCGATTTCGTTCATGCACTACAATTAAAAGATGAGAATAAAGCCGTTGCAGTTGGTGATGCAGTAGAATATGTTGGTAATAATGTCTTTGATAAGGCTAATTCAGGTAATACTATTGCATTAGAATCTGCAAAAGCAGGTGCAGGTACTAAAATACCAGTTTTATTCGGTTACAGAGGATTATAAGATAGGAGAATTATTTAGATTATGCCAATTATTACTTTAAGTCCTGAAAAAATGCTCCGTAAGGAGTTCTTTGAAAGGGCGATTTTAACTAAAATGAAACCTTATCTCTACTTTTTGGATATTTTCCCAGTAGTGGATTTAGGTGGTGCTACTAACTTCTCATACTTTATTGATGAGGAAAATGCAGAGGATGATATTCAAAAAGGTGTCATGAGTGAACCGTTACCAGTTAGTGAATTATCTGATTTAACTAAAATCGATATTTCCACCATTACCAAAAAAACTGGTGATACTTATCAATTTGGTTATGCTTTTGAATATTCCGAAGCAAAATTAAAAGAGAATGGATTCATTGATGAAGTTGCAAGGGCTATGGATAGGATGGCTTATGGTATGGCAAGGAAAATCAATGGTGATATTTTCAATGCTATGGATACCTTTGCACAAGGTAATGCTATCACTTTGAATGATGGAAGTTGGGATACTTCTGCTCAAATCAATGATGATATTATTGATTTAAAATATTCCTTTGAAGATCAAACATTCCAAGAGTACACTTTCACTGATATGTTCTTGAACAGTAATCAAGTGAGAGAAGCAAACAAGTTCTATACTGCTTTAAACGGCTCATTCAATATGAATGATGTTGAAGATGTTAAATTCACTAACACTAAACAAGCAGTTGCAGATGGTACTGCTTATTGTATTGATAAGAATGTGAAACCTATTACTATTTATAAGAATGTTAATCCGTTACATTCCACTTTAAGCAATCCAGTGAGTGGTTTAATCAATATTAACACTTATACACAAGATAAATATCCATTCAAGAAAGGAATTGAAGTATGGGCAGAAATGGGTATCGGTTGCCACCATCCTGATGCTATACTTAAACAAACTGGATTATAAGGTGAATTATAATGTCTTTAAGGTATAAGTTTCGCCACTTATTCTTTGGGAACAGATTCCATAAAGACAGAATGTGGGAAACATTAGAAGATTTAGATGAGAGAATTACTGCATTAGAGGGTAATTCAGACACATCATATGATGATACAGAGGTTAAAGCATTAATCTCTGCATTAGATGAAAGAATTACTGCATTAGAAACCCCAAAAGAACCATCTAACCCATAGGTGGTGTAGATGGGTTTAAAATATAAATTCAATCAGTTGTTTAGTGGGAGATTTCCCAAACCTAAACAACTTTTTGAAACATTAGAAGAATTAGATAATAAAATAGAGAATGGAGCAGATGCTAAACCAGTAGTCAAGACAGATGTTAAAATTACTAAAACATCATTGAAAAAGGCTTTTGGTAAGAATTTCAAGAGTATCGGCATAGTGCATAATGAAGAGGGTTCTTATATCATTGTTGCCGATGAGGATAAGTTCAAGTATCTGCCATTAGAGGATATTTAGAATTATGTTAAAAACGAAAGAATACTATAAAATACTTCATTTTCTTAAAGTAGAGTCCGTTGATAGGATTTATCCAGTCGAGGAGTATTTTTATCAAGTAGATGAGGAAACTGGTGAGGAAACACCGATTATCTACGAGGGCGATTCTTTCTTATTTGAAACTAATAGACAACAGTTTTCAGGTTTGGATTATGTGGAAGTCTTACTTGAATGTGTTAATGAATGTTCCTCTACTGAATTGACTCTTAACATTTCAGAGTATCTGCAAGGATATGATCCGAGATACATTTTAGATGCCGAACCTAAAACAATTCCTGCGAATACACCGACACAAGTCATATTCAAGATTCGTAAATCTCAAACTATGAGTGAAACTTCTCGTAATATGACTAATGTTAAGTCATTAGAGTTAGTTACACCTAATAATCGTGATTTTAAGATTCATGAGATTTGTTTTAGGGATAATAATGCACCATTCACATTAGAACAGTTAGATGCTTTCTATGAGAATGGGAAATATTATGTTCTCTCTCGTTTGCACATGAAAGATGTTCCTGATGAGTTAGCAGACCATGTTTATACTGCTTCGGCAGGATATGCTTGGATGTCCGTTTGGGAGTACGAAGCAAGAGTGATGAACGATGAGCAGAAAAATGCGAAGTCCTACGGAAAGTGGCTTTTTGCAGTGGTCGATGATGCAATAGACTCTTATAAAGTCGCTAATGGGATTGCAGATGATGAAGAAATGTTTGTTTTAACTGACCTCGTTACACATCGCAAGATAAGGTGGTAGAATGTCTGTCTTTGAAGAAATATTAGTTAATCTTCGTGATGTAATACAAAATTCAGATGAGTTCAAAGATATTGATGTATACTATGATGATTCGGAAATGAATCCGAATGTGTCCTTACCTGCCGTATCTTTTAAAGTGGGCAAGAAAACTGTATTAAACAGTAATGCGAGTTGTACAGAGTACAGTAGAGCAATAGAGATAAGATTACATACTGAAACCATTGATAAAAGATTATTGCAATCTGAATTATATGATTATGAGGAACAGATGGTGAATGTATTGAATAATGCTAAACTCACTGGTGCTATTGGTGATTTTTATGAGATTGTTGAAACTGGATCAAATAGTATAGGTGCATTAATGTTCAATAGCCGTAAAGAGGCTAACCAGTTCAACATGATATTCTTTTCAAATATTCTTCGGATGAAATTCGATGTAAGGTATAAAATATGAAGTATGAGTTTATTGGAAATGATGACTCTTATTGTATTGAATTGATTGCTTATAATCTCGTTCCAAAAGGCAGTTACCTGAAAAAAGGTCAGAAAATTACTGTGCCTGATGATAATGAGTTTGTAATTAAATCACTTGATGCAAGTGGAGTTTTCAAAAGAGTTCAAGATAAAAAAGTTACTAAAAAGGAGAAGAAATAGATTATGGTTCGTGAAGTTGCTCCTAATTTAAGTTATCATTATTGGGGATTAGGTATTCGTGGATTAAACCTTAATGAAGAAGCCTCTCCTCTCGTACTCGTTCGTGGGTCTGAATTTAACCACGAAAGAGAGATTTCAATGGAGGATGATGAGGGTCATATGGGAACTGCTACTACTCGTATGAGTTCCTATCGTACATCTGCGACTGCTAATCCATCTTATACTGATAAATGTAGATATAAAGAGGGTTGGGAAGATATTTGGTTATTATTATTAGGTTCTGATGATGGCACAAGTAGTCATGCTATCCGTAAAGAAGCCGTTACTGGTGTAGATGGTGCATATAAGTATACTTTCAAAGTTAATGTAGAAGCACCTCAAAAACCTTATTTCGCTACATTATATAATGGTTTCGCTAAATCACCTAATAATGATGATGCTTATAAATATGAGGATGCTTTATTAAGTGAATTTGAATTGTCAGGTTCTAATGAGGAAGCACCGACATATACATCTACTTTTGCTACTAATTATCCAAAAGTTAATCAGACTAATCCTGCAAGGGTATTTCCTGCTAAAACAATATTCCCAAAGAGTGCAGATGTATCTATTTATATCGCTCCACAAGGAAATTATTCAAGTATTGAAGATATTAGTCAATATGAGTATCCATGTTATTTAGAATGGTCTTTCAATGTAAATAACAACATTGAGTCCGTTCCATGTAGTGGTGATGATTTTGGTGAGTCTACAAAAGTATTAGGTAATCGTGAGGGTGAAGTAAATATTACTGTGCCATATACCGAAGCCACCAAACATCTTGAAAAAGAGTTTGAAACTGGATCTGCTACTGGCACTACTGTAACCACTGAAAACGATTTAAGAACAGTATGGATTTTAATGAAAAACGGTAAAATTGGTGATTCCACTCAACAATACCAAACCTTGATTAAAATACCTCAAATCGTTATGACAAGTGTCTACTCCGAGCAATCAGGGTCAGATGCTAAACAAATCGAGTTACAAGGAAATATTGAAGAGTCAGGTACTCAAAGTTTCATCGAATGTGAGATTATCACTGATTTAGCAGATTTGCATATAGATAACACTGTTGGCGATGAGCATGAGGGAGTGTTAGGTTATACTGCTACTACTACTAATCCTTAATCGGTTTAGTAGTATTTTTTTTATTTTTTTATAGGGTAGTGAAGTGTAATTATCCGACAAGGCAAGTGGGTTCAAATCCCACCACTACCTTTATTAAAATAGGAGTTAAGCGAAAATGGTTATGAAAATGAATCAATCAATAGAGTTCTGTGGTGCAAAGAGAAAATTCCAAAGATGTGCTAATAAAGAATTAAAGGATTATCAAGCGACCATAGAAAAGATACAAGAGAAATTAACACCATTAGCAGAGAGAAGCAGGGATTTCGAGTTCAAATTAACTGAATTAACAGATGAGCAGGAGTCTATCGATAAACATATTGAATTGCTTGAAAAACTTGATGATGCCAGTGATGATGAAATCAGGGAATGTATAAATTTAACTAAACAGAAACTTGATTTGCAGAAACAGATTCATGCTCTCCGTAGAGAGAATGATGAGGCAGAAAAAGAGGATAGAGAGTTTTATGAGCAGTTAGATGAGGATTTAAGGTCTTGTTATGGTGAGTTTGCTTCAAAAGTCTTAAAGGATTTCACTCCTGATATGATTGAAGAGGCAGATAGCACTGATTTGACTATTGCACCGAGATTAGGTGATTTATATCGTTTATCTACATCAGGTGCAAGTCAAAAAGATATAGATAAATTGTATAAGCAGATTATACAAGATTCTTTTCGTTAGAGTCGGATTCTGATAAATCGGAAGAATCCGATGAGTTTAAGGATATTCCAGTTTCATGGCTTATTGAAGAAGTCATGTTAGAGGAATATTTTTTATTAGTTCGCCGTATAAAAGGATTAGGATTATCTATTAAGGATTACTGGGAATTAGACACTTGGACTACTGCTAAACTTCTTTCATTAGAGCGACAAATAATGGAGGAGGAAGCAAAGGCATTTAATGATAAAGAGGATTATGTTGAAAGACCTGATGGTAATAGTGAAGAGATGAATGATATAGTGGATATGATGACTATTGAGGAATAATGTTTTTTGAGATTGAGTCAGAGGAATTTGAGGAATGGGTACTCACTGCAAGGAGCAGATTTGAAACTATGGTTTTAACTATGGTGGATGTTGCAGAGTTAATTCATGCTAATACGAATCAAAGAGTTCCGTTGGATACTGGGAGATTAGAGGAGTCTTTTCATTGGATTTTAAAAGAGGAAAGTCCTGATAAGATTATGGTGGAAGTTATTTATGATGCCGAAGATCCGAAAACTGGATTTCATTATGCAGAGTATCAACATAATCATTTATTAAGACATCCGAAGAGAGGAGAAGCATTTTATTTGTATAAGGGTATTCAAGCATCAAAAAGCATGGCTTATAGCATAATTGAAACTGATTATATGAGTTTGTTCGGTTGGAGAAGTGGAGTGTATTAGATTATGGCAACGGCAGGAAATATTACGGCAGTATTAACATTAAATAGTAGTGGATTTCAAAATGGTTTAACTAATGCGATTAATTCATTAACTAATTTTAAAACTAATGCAAATTCTCTTAATTCAACAATATCTAATTTATCAAAAGTTTTAGGAACATTAGAGCGAGAATTAGTTCTTAATGCAGATTCATTGCAAAATATTAATAATATGTTGGCGAATAATAGGAATTTTAATAGTTTCGCTAATGCTATTAATAATATTGCAAAAGCATTAAAGACATTATCCAGTGATGAATTAAATGTAGTTCAGGCAACAAATACTATTAATTCAATGTTTAGTGCTTTTAAAGGAGCATTAAATGGGGTTGAAGTTAAAGTAAAAGGAGTTTCTACTTCTTTTAAAGAATTATCAACATCAGAGGATACTAATGCAGTTGCTACTGAAAAAGTTGCCACTGCTACTAAACAATATGATAGTGCATTGTCTGTTGCATTACCTAAACAAAGAGAGATGATTATTAATGCGACTGGTGTTGCTAATGCGAATAGGCAATTGTCATCTTCATCAAATCAAGTGTCATCTGCCGAGAATAAACAATCGTTGGCTACTGATAAGGCTACTAATAGTATGCGAAAGCAGGAAACTGCTTCTAAAAGTTTAGGTAGAGCATTCTCTTCTTTGAAAATGATGGGTACTATGGTCGGTTCTATGATCGCTTATAATTTCGTTCATAATCTTGCTATGGCTACTACTGAAACAATCAATGCTAAATCAGAGATGAATGGGTATTTCCAAATGCTTGGTTATACTACAAGGCAAACAGAAGATTTTAATAGGGCATTGGATAATACTGTTAAGAAGTTTCCTCGTTTGAATAAGTATGCACTCGGTGAAACCATTTCATCTATTGGTGTTGAGTTTGAATTATCCACCAAAGAGATGAAGAAAGCAATGCCTGTTGTGTCTATGATTACCAGTGAATATCTTCGTGCAGGTAGGAATGTTAATGAGGCGAGTTTAGCCGTAAAAGATATTCTACAAGGTGAGTTTCAGAGATTAAGCAGGGAAACTGGTGTTAAAGGCGACCAGTTAAAAGAAGCAGGTTGGTCTGGTGATAAGAATGATGTGATGGGTCTGCTTGAAGCATTAGAGAAAGTAGGTAAAGAGAGAAACTGGGATACTTTCGTACAAAAGGCTAACAGTTTAAACGATGCCGTTTTAATCACTCAAAATAGATTCAGTGAATGGTCTGCCGATATGGTGGAGAGAGTGCAACCTGCAATCGTTGGAACATTCAATGCTATCATGGAAATAGCAGGGAAATTCAGTGGTGTATTGAATGGCATCATTGATTGGTTAAGTGGTAATAGTTGGAGTGCCACTGCCGTTAAAATTGGTGCAGTTGCATTAGCCGTTAGGAATCTAATGTTAGCATTCATCTCTGCTCGTACTGGTGCTAATCTTCTACAAATAAGTCAAATGGGATTATTAAGGTCTATTGGTGCTACTATACTTGGATTAGAAGCCGAAACAGTTGCTACTAATGGTATTCGTGGAGCATTAGCCATGAAACTCACTGGATTAAGTGCCGAAAAAGTAGCAGAGATAGGATCAACACAAGCAATATATGGTAAGATATTAGGATTAAAAGCCGAAGAAGTTGCAGAGAATGGATTAGTTGGTGCAATCAATAAGAATATTATTAGCAGAGAAGCCGAAACAGTGGCTACCGTAGAGAATAGTGGTGCTAATATTGGATTTTTAGGTTCATTAACTGCCGTTATCACTGGTGAAGAGATTGCTACTGGAACAACATTAACATTATCAGAGGCATTAGGTGTATTAACTGCCGAAATGTTAATGAGTCCGATTGGAATATTCATTGCGAGTTTAACTGCATTAGCAGGAGCATTTTATATTGCTACTGGTGGATTAGATGAACACTGGGCTAAAATGCAACAATTCAATGAGGTACTTGAAAATTCTGATGATATAGTTAAAAGTCATGAGAATTATCTTAAACAGTTAGGTGAAACTGTTGGTACATCATCTGATGAGTATATTACTGCTAAAAGTAAAATAGAGGAATTTAATGAGGAGTTAGGTCATAGTAAAGCATTAGTTCAAGCATATAAGGATGAAGTTGCAAGTATTGATATATCCATTTCTACAAGTCTTGAAATGAACAGTAAATATGCAGGAATGTCACAAGAAGATATAGATGAATTATCTAATTATGTTAGTTCATTAAAAGAGGGATATAATACTTATTATCGTGCTTTACAAGTAGTGCATAAACAAGAAGATGATTTTGATAAATCAGATAGGACTCTTCTTGCTAATATGAAAGATAGAGAAGCAGAAGAGGGAGAAATCATATCTAAAAGAGAAGAACACGCTAAACATTATTCTGACTTCATTAAACATTCTGCCGAGCATAATACTTCCGAAGATTGGTGGGGTGGAACATGGGCAGGTATGTTAGCAGGATTTGATAGTCTGCAATTATGGTTAGATTATAAAACCGAAGATTTGGCGAAATCATGGCATGACTCTAATGAGGACTTGGATAGGATGGTTAATGGTTTCGGCAAATGGGTTGGTGATAGTTGGAATCATATTGGTGAAATGTGGAATGACTGGGTTGCCGATGTCGGCACATCAATAAATGATTCATGGCAAGATCTTACTGAAATGTGGGATAACAATATCAAAAAACCATTAATGGATATGTGGAATGGTTTTATATCAATGGATTGGTTATTTGGTAATGGTGGCGAGTCCACTGGAAGTGGTGCAGTAGGTATGAAGAGGATTGACATAATGGGTTTGATTAAGTCAATCTTTGATTTCACTGATGGTATTGATTTGTCATGGATTACTGATTGGATTAATAACACTATTATTCAACCGATTTCTACTGCTTGGAATAATTTCATATCTGATCCGTTAGGTGCTTTGAATTTAGGTGATTTTGATATAGGTTCTTTGTTGAGTTCATTACTTGGTGGTGAAAGTAGTGGTGAAGATCCTAATGCCGTTAATCCAGTTGCTACATGGATTAATAATACTCTTATTTCTCCATTAACTAATTTCGCTTCTGATCCACTTGGCACTTTATCAAGTTGGGGCTTACCATTACCTCAAATTGATTTAGGTGGTCTTATACAAGGATTATTCAATATTGGTGGTGAGGGTGGCTTTGATTTAGGTTCATGGTTAGGTAGTATTTTTAATATTGATACTATTGTATCTACTTTCACTAATAATTTGAATATTATATTTACTACTGCCTCTACTATCGCTTCTAATGTGAGCATGGTATTCAGTAACCTTAAAAATATGATTTGGGGTCATATTCAAGGTATACTCTCTAATGTAACATCCACATTCACTAATATTAAGAATACTGCCGTTAATCAGATTAATGGTTTAAGTTCAGGGATTAAAGGTGGTATTGATAAGGTTGTTAATGCTTTCAATTATATGAAAGATTGCATCCTGAATAGTGCAAAGGCTATTTATGATGGTGTTAAAGCGAAATTTGACAGTGTTAAGAATACTATTGGTGATTTTTGGCATAAATTAACTAATCCATCAAGTTGGGGTAGTGCAGGGTCTGAATCTTATCAGAGAAGAAGTCCAAAGCCTCAAACTGCAAGGAGAATGTTTGCAGGTAGTCCAGTTGTCCGTTCTGCTATTCATCATGGTGCAGGTGTTAATCCATATCAGAATGATAGTCAATCAGTGAAACTGAAAGACTTGATGGGCATGATTGATGGGGATAATAAGGTTAAATTATCTGATTTCCTTGCCATGTTTAGTGAGGGAGGATTTGGTACATGGGATTTCCACGAACCTGTCAAAAAGAAAGTCTTTGACACTGCAAAAGGTTATAAGACTGGCTCACCATCAATCAAGGGTATAGGTACTGTTGGTGATGGTTATAAGGTTGAGAAGTTTTGGAATGGTAAACCATCATTTAGTTTTCAGGAGTTTCAGGCAGTTGCACAAGCGATATTCAGTGCGATACCATATAAGTTCTATTATGACTCCGAATGGAAAGGTAACTGGGTAAATGCTTTATTAAGTGGTGCAGTGAATTGTAGTGATGGTGCAGATGCCTTAATCGCTTTGGCGAATGTATTTGGATTATCAGGATATAAACAACACACTACATTGAAATCAGGAGTCGGACACTTCTTTGCAGTGATTGGTGGAAAACCTATGGATACTACTAATTTCCAAAATCATGGAAGTTGGAGTCCATTAGGTGGTGCAGGTATACCAACAAGGACTGCCTCTCATATAGGTAGAGCAGGTGAAACACAAGGTAAAACAGTTAATATCACTGTAAGCATGGATAATGCAGTGATTTATGGTGTAGATGATTTAGATAGCAGGATACAGGATAGTGTACAAAAGGGTATACAATCCGAGTTTAATGATCCATATACTATTGCTATCTAAATTTTTTTTTAAATTTTTTTTGAGGTGAATAATGGTAGAGCAGAGTTATATATTTGATTTCAGTAGAGTGCCATCATTCTTTGAGTATTTTAATGTTGCATTCTTCGTTGATGAGATGTATCAGATTATTGATGGTGAATCCAAAGGCACTGGCAGTGATTGTTACGAATTAGTATGGTGCAGTTATGGTGATGGTAATAATATCAGTGATTATTTGAATAGTGATGGCACTTTAAATTCATCTGTTGTTACAGTTCATGATACAGTGGATTGTGCATTGGATTATGTCAGGGATGAGTATGGTGATGCTACTATTGGATTGCATGAATCCGTAGAATTTGATATTGGTGATAATAACATACCATTAAAGGCTATTTTTTTAAGGAATAAATCTACTGGATATGTCATGGGTTATTGTATAAACCTTGTTAGTTTCACTGTAACTAATAAGGCAGTGTTTGATGAAGATATAATATTTTGGGATATTACAAGGTTGAATAATGGTGGATAGTTATATATTTGAATTTTCAAGAGTTGATACATTCCTTGATGACATTAATCGTGAGGGAAAATTCGATACAAGAGATATGGATGGTATCACAAAGAATTATAAGATGCTACTTGTATCAGAGTGTCCGAATAATATTGAGGATTGTATAGATGAAGATGGAACATTATTAAGCGATGACATAGTTCACCGTATTGAAACTATCGGTGTAGATGATGGATTATGCAGTATGCTATGGAGTAAAGGCATTAATGGTGAAAGGACAATGTCTATCGCCGACTCTACTGTTGTCTATGATTTAGGTGATTCATCAGAGGAATTAAAAGCAGTATTCCTTGTGAATATGTCAGAGGGTACTGGTTATGTGATTGCTTATGCGATTAATTCATATAGTTTTCCGATTGATGGAGAAGTGATTCTCCCATGCGATGGAATGATATGGACTATTAAATATGGAGGATAAATAGAATGGCAAATACTGGGTGGAAATATGCCCAAACAGTGAATCCACAAATAAATCCCAACTTAAATAAGAGAGAGTCATGGACTAATTGGGCTAATGCAGTTGGTAACTCCGACAAATATGCCACTTCACATTATACAAAAACAGTCAATAAAACTGGAAATTATGAAAAGTCATCCAGTGGTGAATTTAGTCGGAAAGTCGCTTCTCCAATTTATAATTATCCTTATAGGATTACTGCTCATGATTTCCGTTTAAATATACCTAATGGAGTACATATCACCAAAGTGGAAGTCCAAGTGAGTATGAAAGCATCCAAAGGTGGTATTGCAGAATATCCAATGTGTACATTCTGTATTGCAGATAGGAATGCGAATGTGCCTGAATCTAAAAAAGGTACTGGATGGCATGATGGATTATATAGACATTATTCATCAATTAAGATTCCAAAGACATTTAAGAATGTATCCTATAAAATAGATGAAGCGAATTTTAAAAAAGGGAAATATACTGTTGCTAATCTTAATTCCACTTATTTTGGAGTGGATTTAGAGTTCAGTGATAAATGTGATAATGTTGCAGTGTATCTTCAATGGGTTCGTGTTAAGGTTCATTATGATGAGCCATATTTAGTCTTGACTCATAATAAGAGCAGTAATCAATCATCTCCAACTCAAATCACTACTGGTCAAGTTAATCAAGTTATTTATACTTTAAAGAATAAGACAAAGGCTAATGCAGGTACTCAATGCTTGAAACTTGATGTGCCGTACGGTACGAAGTTATTCAGTGCTACACCGAGCAGTGGAACATTTAACACTACTACAAATGTATGGTCAGTGAAATGTAATGGTGTAACCACTGCCTCTTTGGTTGTTAATTATATTGATTATACGATTGATACACAGAAGATTAATCTACAAGGTACTAAATGTTCCACTGCAATTAATAAGATTGCACCATCAAGTGATTTCTATTATACATCTAATAAAGGTGCAATTGATGATTTTGGAGAATTAACTACTCGTTTAATCACTTCACCAGTGAGAAAAAGACATGATACTTGTTTTCAAGTTGATGGAACAATAGAAACATCAAGAGATGCTACTATCAGAGTGAATATCCTGCCGAAATTCGGATTTAATTATGAGAATTTAGGTGAGAATAATACTTTATTATATGACCTTGATGAGTCTATTAGTCAAGGATTGACAGTGAATGAGGTCGGTAGCAATTACATTATCTTTAATGTTGATGAGGATAAAAGAGGAGATGTATTGCCGATTTCATTCACTTATTGTATCAGACCATTGGTAACTGGTGATTATCATATGGGTTGTGCCGTTGGTGGTGGTGGAGATAATAATCCTGCTCAATTCACTGTTTTAGCACCATATGAGTATCATTTCGGTACTAAAACAGTATTTGATGAGGCTAATGGTATTGCTAATTATTTGTTCAATGGAGAATTGACTGGTTTCTTTAATCATCGTATCGCTTCTGAACTGGGAACTGGTGCATATGTCCTGCCTTGCAGGGTTAAGGAATATGATTCCTTGATGACTCAATCAAAGCCTAATATCCATATGTATAAATGGGAGCAGTTAGATTATATCGGTTGTGTGCCTCTTGAACACTTACACTTTGATCCTAAATCCACTTATAAGGATAAATTATTGGATACTCATTATAAGAATAAGCGATATATGGGTAAGGAATTAGCATCTGATGAGGATATTACCTTGAATGTTCGTTTGCATCCTCAACAAGTTACTACTATGCAAGGACTCATCGATATGGATAAGCCTATTCCTATTAATGCTAATCATCGTTGCTTTGAGGGAGATGCCTTGAATCATCGTGGATGGGCAGAAATCTATGGTATAACTTCGACTTTGACTAATCCTCGTTGGTACAAATGTGATATTGATGTTAAATATCTCACTCATAATTTAAATACTCGTTTTAAGATTAATCGTGGTGATAAAACATTCACTGAACCTATGCCAACAGTATTGTTGGAGTCAGTGGAAAGTGGTGATGCACTATCTACTATCGGTCAAGAGGAAACCACAGAGGGTCAAGAAGTTGATTATTTCATCGTGGATACTGATGGTGGATACATCTATAATTCAGAAGCCGTAGACACCGAATATTTAAGAGATGACAATGATAAATTAATCTTTTATGTAATCGGCGATGCACCTGACCTTGTACAGAGAATATATGATTTATGGGGTGAGGAGAATGTTAATATCACTCATTGTGAAACCGATGATGAATTTGATGATTATGTAGATTCTCTCATAGTTGATGGATATTCAATAGTCAATGCTACTATCGGTGAACCTATCACAGTGGATAATACAGAGTACACTAATGCTAATCAAAGAAATGTATTCACATTAGATGAGGGTCAGTATTTCAGTATCAAGTCAAGGGATATACTCTCTACTGTATCGCAGGTATCATGTGATTGGGCTATAACTAAAATAGATGAGGATAAAGAGAATGTTGTGTCAAAGATAATTAGGCTCATTGATAAAGCATCTAATAATGTGATGTTCGAGTATGAATACACTGACTTTGATTATAGCGATTATGATTCCTCTGATGATCTTGTGAATAGTCAAATAGGTTGTCATGTTATCGGTCGAGCATTCCGTAAAGGTGATTATGAGGAAGTCATCAGTGAGGATATTAAAGTGCCTATCGTGGATGATGCCGATGCAGATGATGAGGAAACAGATGTAGATGTCTTATTCGGTTCTAATGTATCATTCCAACTCAATGGTAATACTTTGAATGTATTAGATACTGGATACACTGGTAAAGCATTATCAAGGACTGGTATCGAATTAGAGGGCGAATCCTATTATTATGAGGTTGAATTTAAGAATAGGAATACTGATGGTGAAACTGGTGATTTAACTGCATTCATTGATATTGTAGTGCAGGATTCATTACTTGCAAGTCAGTATGCAAGTAAATATGGTAATATGATTGTTTCACCGTTCCCAGTGGCTAAAAAGAACCTGATATTTAGCCGTAATGCAGAAGAGGGTGTTATCTATTATTATGAGAATGATAAAGAAGAATTTTCCTATTTGATAGAACCTTATTATCAATATCATAATGGGGTTGATTTAAGAACATCAGTGGATAGTGAGTCATATATCAGTATCTTTAACTTGAATTATGGATACAGAACAGTTTATTTAGAGAATGGACTTGTTTCATTAGGAATTAATCGTTTAACTGGTCATATGTATCTTCGTAAATGGGATAATGATAGCAAGGAATATATCACATTATTCACTTTCAAATTAAATCATTATGATGATGTGAATATAAATTCAATCAGTGATGATAAAATAGAATTACAAGCCTCAAATACTCTTATATCAATGTATCGTGGTCATCCATATGTTATATTGAAACATGAAACAGAGGACATTGATATACTTGATAATTTCGGCAGAGTATGGGCAGAAACAGTAGGTGATGACTCTCAACCTTATCCAACCTATTTCGACCTCTTAAACACAAGCAATATACTACCTGAATGTGTTGGTGGAGTAAAAACATTAGATGATAAATGTGTAGAAGTCTTTGAATGTGGAGATACTGGATATGTGGATTGTCCTGATTTATCTAATGTATCAATGACTTTGGATTTGGAAAATCCAATCTATGAAGATAACGAAACTGAAATTGGAGTAACAAGCGAGGATTTAGTTGATGGTGATTTAATCTATTATATCATTGATGGTGATGTAGTGGATACACCAGTAGCATATCCGAATAAGTTACCTTACACATTTGGTGAGCCGAAAGAGTATGAAGTAAGTGCAGTGTATGTGGGCGATGATACAAGGTCATATGCAGTGGCAAATACAGTTACTATTCATGCAGAACAAGTTCCAATAGTTGATCCACCGACACCACCTGAAACTGATGAGGGTTGCCAACCGACTACTGGAACATACAAATTAACCATTAGCAGTCCATCCAAATTCATTTATCGTGATAATCAGAAAGTAACATTCAGATTGACAAGAGGAGGATTGCCAGTTTGCTCCAAGACTATTGAAATGGTCGATTTTAAGGGTATAAATACTGCAATGACAAGCCGTTCAGGTTATGCGAGTTTAACTAATAAGCATATATCATCAGGCGTCGGTTCATATAAGATAGGTGCAAGGTTCTTCGAGGGTAAGAAACAAATCTGTAAAGTATTCAAGGATGTTAAAGTCAATAAGGCTACTACCGAATGGATACAGTATCAGGATGCGAAGAAAGTTAATGATATTGCAAAATTCAAATTACAAGCAGTATATAATAAAGGCAAATCTAATGAATGGCATAGAGGTATAGCGAACACAAAAGTAACATTATACCTTGATGGGAAAGCATATTCAAAGAAAACTAATGAAACTGGTATTATTAGTGTAAAAGTTAAGAAGAAAGGTAATCGTTCCTTTAAATGCTCTTTTGCAGGTAATAAGAATTATAAGAAAGCAGTTAAAACATTTAAAAACAAGGTGAAGAAATAATATGGCTAAATTAACTACTACATATGATAGCACATTAAAAGAGAAAATCTTTGTCTTGAAAGGTGAAGAAGGTTATGCAAGGTCTACTGACTGCATACTTGAAGAAGTCCTGCATGATGGTGAGAGAAGAGCAGATTGGAACACTGATATTAGGAAGATGAAATTAGAGTTTCATATAGATGTACTACGAGATATAGGTGCATCTTATGTAACACTCTATGATAATGATGATGTCATTGCAGTATATGACTTTGACACTAATACTCATGCAATAGATTTAATCTATGATGAAGATACTGGTATTGATAATCGTATTGAATTATCCTATGATGTAGAACATCACATCTATGCAAAATATATGGGTAACAAGCAATGCCTGAAATCACAATCAAAAAGTTATATGGTTAGTGAACCACTACCATCAAGTTATGATTCAAGTATTGAATTTATAGATATGAGTACACAATACTTGACCACTGATCCAATCACAGTTAATGTCAGGTTGAGTGGTGCAGATTATTATCAAGACCAAGATATAGTATTGTTTGATAACAACACTCGTGTTGGCACTGTAAAAACAGATGTTAATGGTAATGCTACATTCACAATAGAGAATGTCAGTGAGGGAAAACATACTCTACTTGCAAGATTCAATGGAACAGATCATTTATCCAGTGCAGAGGTAACAATGGATACAAGTGCAGGAGTAATTTATCGCTTTGTTGAATATCCATCATATTCTATCAACAGACAAGGATTCAGTGTAAAATTGACTGCTAATGATTATCTCGGTGAACCTATCCAAAAGAAATTAGATGTGTATATTGGAGGATATTATAGAGGCAATTGGGTAGGCATGGGTATGGGTTATTGTGAGAATGGTGTTGCAAATATAAATGTAGAGTATCCTGATTTGGAAGAAGTTACATCAAGGATTGTTAGTGGTTTAGATGATGGTGATACTGGAATAGCAGGAAGTCAAGAGATAACCGTTACACCATATGAGAATGTAACTATCTCATTAAACCAACCATCGACTTCCGTTGGTTATGGTAAATCATTAACTTTGACTGGTCAAGTGTCTAATGTATCAGAATCCGTTACTGTATCATTAAATCAAGGATTAGGTACTGTTAAAACAGATACTAATGGAAACTTCTCTGTTACTTATAATGGTACTGGTGCAGGTGATGTAACTGTAACTGCAAGTATTGGAAATGTTTCAAGCAGTGTAACATTTGAAGATTTATGGCAGTATTGGAAAGCCCCATCTACAATCATTAATAGAGATTATAGGCTTCATAATGCGAATTTAACTAATTTAAGTAATGGATTTAGGCTTTCTTCTTCATCAAATAGTAGAAGTGCTTTGATTTTAGATATTTATCCATCCACACTTATCGAGTTTACAGTTGTGAGTATTGATTCTTTGGCACTTTTATTTTATCCTGATGATTATTCCTCTGCATCCACAGTCCAAAATGTAAAAGCAGGTGCAAAGATTAAAATTGTAGTTAATCAAGATTCAGGCAGTGTTTATATGGATGATGTTTATGTTACTACTGCACAAGTTTCAAATGATACTATACGATTCGGTGTATTAGGCACTGGTAAATATATGCTATTTGATAATTTAAAAATTAAGAGGACATAATCATGACTAAATTAACATTTAAGGAATATTCACATTTAATGAATAAAATCGCATATTGGATTATCGCTAATAATAAGAAGATTAAGGTTCGTGATGTGTATAATGTTGGTGGCAATGGTGTAAAATATGCTACTATGAAAAAGAATATCCTATCAAATAAAGGGTCATCTGCAAACAAGTATGGCAGAAGATTCACCGAAGATGCAATTAAAGACAATAAGTCTTATGACTTATTTCCAAATTATGTATCTCATGTAGATGGCACAAAGTATTTTATCGATACTTACACTGATATGGCTAAAAGAGTCATTGCATTCAGGAAGAAGAATGGCAGAAATCCATCATATGTGAGTGTTAAAAAGACCACTTCCACAAGCAAATCCACTGATAAAGTCTTAAAGGCTTTTGAAGATGCTTTTGGCAAGGTTACTGATTTTGACAGTGCATTAAAGAAGATTGAGGGTAGAGGATATAAGTATTATTATAATTCAGTGTATAATACTGCTACTACACTGAAAAGGATTAAGAATAAGCAAGGAGTTAATTGTACTGACTCTTCTCAACTCATGTATAGAATAGCACTCGCATTAGGTTATACTGTACAATTCATTCATGTACAATGCTCTACTGGTGGTCATATCCGTTTAAGATTGAAACATAAGAAAAATACTGGTGGGGAATGGATTTATCGTGATCCTGCTTGTGTCTTGTCTGATAATGGCAAGGGCATCAGATGTAACTGGTGTATGGATGGTAGAATAATAGCATATAATCCATCATGGATTATGAGTGATGTGATGGCATAATGACAGTGCAAGTACAATATCACTTAAAATTTCCTGAAACACAAGTATTATTCGATAGGACTGATTTAACATTCAGTATCAATCATATTCGTAGCCGTAGACCATCAGTGTTGTATTTTATACTACACTGCATGGATATGGAACATCAAGAGATATACACTTATACAAGTGATAGATGGGTTATTGGTACTGTATATGAACATAGGCATGAATCATTTGAGTTACCATCAGATACAGTGGAGAATACTGCTTACACTCAAATAGAAATCGTTACTATGGGTATTGACAGTGAAAATCCATTATATTTCACTGAATGTATGTTGCAAGAGGGTGTATGGGATAGGTATCATACACCATCAGAGGTGCAGGACTCTTTGATTGTTGCATTTAATAATAATACTTATGCTAACTTGTATAAGCATGATGGGAATTATTTGCAGGTTATTAGACCAAACAAAGAACCATTACACACTGATAAATTAGATAAGGCAAAGTATAGTATACTTGCACCACATTTTGAGGATGATAAAGATTTTGATGATGATGTAGCAGTATTCATTGAGGCAATGAATCAAACAGAACAGACTATTAATGTATTAAGGTAAGTTATGACAAGTAGACATATAACAAGGGATTTTTCGGCTCATAGGAAGAGTGTAATCCGACCATATGATGAGTATTGTGGATTGGAAATCTTTTCCTTTGATCCACAGTATACAAGGACATATTTGCCTGAATCAAATACATTAAAAGTAACTGATAATGGTGATAAGACCTCATGGAAATCATGGAGTTGCTATAAATCCACTGATATGAAAAATGATATGGAGTTCAGTATCACTTATAATGTAGTGGATTGGGGTGATTATCGTATAGACTTACTCTATGAGCAATCCAATCACATATACACTGGGGATAATAAAAAATACAACACTGGTGCAGATTTAACTGGTGAGATTAAAATATCTTCACCTAATCAAACAATAAGGGATGAAACTGTACTCTTTGATGGTGAGAATAATGTAATTAAGAGGAAATCCTTTTATAATAAACTTAATCAGGGTAAGCATACCATAGAGTTCACTGTACCTCATAATTGTTATTTTATGGGTGTTATTATCCGTAAGATTATCACTTATACGGCTAATAATTTTTATGGTGATAATGCAGGTAAGGATGAGGGAAATATGATGTTATTATCTGCTACTGTATCATTATCTGATATGACTAAACCTGCCGAGTTGCAATGTGAAATCGGTTATGATGACAGATTTGAATGTCCTGATAGTCCATCAGGTTTCTATATTGATTATCGTGATGAAGTGAATTTCTATGTTAAGGATAATGATAAGCAGATAGAGAGAGTTTTCGGTGGATATGTATCCTCTATATTGCCTGATGATAATAGGACTAAATTAACACTCCATTGTGCCGATAGACTTGTTGATGGTGAGAATAAGTATATACTCGACCAGTTGGCACTTATGGGAGGTACTGTTAAGCAATCCGAAGATGCTTATGAGGATTATATGACAAAGAATTTCAATTCATATGGTCAGGCTTTAAAGTATTTATGTGATTGTCATGAGGTAACATTAAACAGTAATATCTCAAAGAATTTCCTTGTTGATGGTGAATCACATAAAAAAGGATTAACAATCACTTACGGTAAGAATAAATTCATTAAATCCATCAAGACCACTAATGGTATTAGTAAAGCATATAATAATTTCATATTATTAAGAAATAAGCCATCTGCCGATAAAAAACAGACATGGACTCTATATGATTCAAGTAAAGTGGCAAAGAAACCACCTAAACTGAATGATAAACCATATATGCACATCACTTATGGATTAGGAAGTCCTAAAACTGAATTAAAATCAAAGACTACTGAAAAAGTTGATGTAAGCGATACTACGGCAGGTAGTCAAAAATTCTCCAAATGTGGTGTCAGTGCCGATAAGAAATATGTAATGGCAATCGGTCAATACTCATCTGCAAAAGGTCATTCAGGCTTGAATTATCAGACAATATATAAGACTATCTTCAAGAATAAATGCCCTCATTGTGGAAAAGCAACTCTACGATGGGATAGTTGCCGTAGCGACACTAAATGTATCTTTACACAAAATTGGAATGGTACAAAAGGTTCATGGGGTGGTGGAATACCTGAAACCGAGATAACTTGTACAAACTGCGATTCAGATTATGACTCCGTTACTGGATATGAAAAAGATGCACCATATAAACGATTAACAGTAGTGAAGAGTCATGTTAAATCTTCAAAAGCCGAACAGACTAAACTCCATAAAGGTAAAATGGTCGCAGTGCCAAAGACTGGTGTAGAAGTTACACCTGATGATGTATTTAAGGCTATCACTAAAATAGCATTCAAATATAAGTATAAGAGAGGCACATCATCAAGTTATACTGCCATGAAGAAAAGTGGCAATGGTGATTGTCATGCTTTCAGTGATTTGATATTCACTGAATTAAAAAAATATGGTGTAAGTTGTAAGATTGTACAATATGCCACTGGCTCATCAGATACTCATCGTTCTGTTTTATACAAAAATGAAAAGAATAAATGGGTTGATTTCCCATACAGGAAATATGGATGGGATACAAAGTATAAGAATATGCTTAACAACACATCCAAATCTAAAACTGGATCAAAGATTGAAGAGTTTAAAGGCTCAAATATTGGATCAGTTCAGGCAAGTGGCAGTACATCTAAAACTGAAACATCCACTGTAACCACTACAAAGAATTATGATAAGGATAAGCCGTTTCAGGGCTATCTGAAAATCACATATAGTTTAAGTCAGTCTTTTAAGGCTAAAAAGAAGAGTTTATATATTAAATTCACTCATACTGCTAATGAGAAAGGAGCATTGAATTTAGCGAAATTCCCATTATACTGGATTAATAACTCTATTAAACAATCCACATTAGCATTAGACAAGGAATCCTTTGATTTAGTTAATTACTTGAATCAGATTCATGGTGGTGAATATAATTATTATCTGCAAAGCATACAGATGATTACACCAGTAGTGAAACCAACAAAAGAGAATGAGGACACTGATTGGTATAAATATGATAAATCCACTATTGATGAATCCAGTTGTAAATTGCAATTGTATCAAATAGTTTTTAATGATGATAAGAGTGCTAATTCAAGGGAATTGGATTCATGTGGTAAGTCAGTGAATGATTTAATGAAAACATTAGTGGAAGAGTCAGGTTTCCTCGTGGATATGAGTTATGGGTTGCATAGAAATCAGGATAGGATAAACTTCCGAGTGAATAATAACACTACACCTAAATATACTGCAACAGAGGGTGATAATAACAATATATTAAGTTGGAATAGTATATCATATAGTCCTATTTCATCATTGTATAATATGAGTATGGAAGTCTTTAAAACTGGTAATGGTAAGTATATGTATGTGGATTCAAGGTATCCTGATAGTATCTTGAATTATGGTGAACAGTGTATATTACAAACAAGTAATGAAATAATCTCACAAGAAGAAGCATATTATACTGCAAGGATGAATAATAAATTTAATCCTGAACAGACTTATAGTTACACTATTACAGTACCTAATTATCCTGACCTCCAAATCGGCGATCTTGTACAAGTTATCGCTAATGCAAAGAAATTATCCACTATCAAGACATTACAATCTATCAAAATCAAATTCGATAAAAGCAAGATACCTCGTATACAAACTGAATTAGGATTAGATGAATTATCACCTGACCTGCAATTAAAAAAGAACATTAGAGATTTAAGGAAGAATGCTAAAAAAGACACTACAAGTTTTAATGGTGGAGCAGTAGCCGTTAATGAAGAGAATGTGTATGTATGGGATAGATAAGTTATGAGTGATGAATATCAATTAAGAAAAGATGTAGACCGTATCTATGGTGATATTTATACATTGCAGGGTAAAGAATTAGATGTATATAAAAAAGAGGATGTAGATAAGACATTATCAGAGGATTATTATGACAAATCAGAGGTTGATATTAAATTAAATCAACTTATTGATATAGTATATCCAATAGGTGCGATTTATATGTCTGTAAACTCCACAGACCCATCAGTCCTGTTTGGTGGTGTATGGGAGCAAATAGAGGGTAGATTTTTACTTGCAAGTGGTAATTTAACTGATGAAAATGATAATGTGCTTGAAACATATGTTAATGGAGATACTGGTGGTGAAACCGAACATACATTAAGCATTAACGAGATGCCAAGCCACTACCATAGCAGAACTACACAACCACAAAGTTGGAGTGAAAGAGATTCAAGTGCATCACAAATCATCTCACCTGAAAGTGGGTCTGCAAAAAGAGTAACCAAAAACACAAGCAATACTGGTGGAGGACAAGCACATAACAATATGCCACCTTATTTAGTGGTTAATGTATGGGAGAGAGTAGAATGACTTCAAATAATGAATATTATCAGGATATATTAAGAATAGTTTCAGGTGAAACAATCAGTACCTATGAAACCACTCTTAATCTAATGAAAAAGATATGTTTGGCTTATGGATGCACTTATACTGATGCTCAATGCAGTAATAAGTATTTAAAGGATTTTGCAGAGGCAAGTATAGGTACAACATATAGTGAACCTAAATTAAATATTGAATACTTGCATGATATAGCCGTTAATTTTTATCCTGCAACAGTTGAGGGTACAGAGAATTATTATTTAGGCATCATCGCCGATTATATATCAGTTACACCGAAATCACATACTGATTTGACTATTGATGTGCCATTAGTATTAGTTTATTCAGATGAGTTCAATATCACTGGTGTATTAACTGATGAGAATGATGATCCAGTAGCAAATGCCACTATTGAATTATTAATCGGAAATACAATAGTAGACACTACTACATCAAATAGTCAGGGTCAAGTGTCATTCACTAAATCACCAGTGTCAATGGGTAATCATACATTTCAATTAAGATATAATGGTGATACTGGATATTATGCGACCACATCAAGTATAGTGAGCAGGACTATTAATAAGGAAACATCAGTATTGAATGTATCATTACCATTGGATAATGCTAATTATTATGATTATGAGAATATCGCCGTAACTGGAACATTATATGATAATGATGGTGATTTAATCGATAATGCAACCGTTAAAGTATATAATAGCAGTACCTTATTAGAATCAGTGAATGTGTCAAACGGCTCTTTTAGTATATCTAATCTCTCTGATATTGCAGGTACACTCGGTGATTATACTTTAACAATCATATATGAGGGTAATGATTATTATACTGCCTCATCAGTGAATAGGACTATTCATATTGTAGAGGAAATCTTATATGATGATATATCATTAAGTAGTGATAAATCGATATTATCCTATCATGATAGGGAATCTGCAACATTAACTGCTCAATTAAAGAATGGAGCATCAGATGTGGCAGTCAGTGGTGTAGCGATTGAATGGTTTGTCGATGGAGTTAGTCAAGGCAGTATTAACACTAATAATAGTGGTCGAAGTGTATTCACATATAATTCGGCAGGTGTTGGTGATGTAACAATCGAGGCTAAATTAAGTAGTTCAGTATCAGAAACATACACTATCCACGATTATTGGTATTACAATCTCAACACCTATTCCACTTCAAGTGCCACCTTGAATGTTGCATTGCCAAGTCATTTCCAGTTAGAATATGATGTTACTCCAACAACAAGGAATGCATCTGCTCCATATCTTGATATTGGAAGTGGAACTAACAATAGGGCATTAGTCGGTCAGTATGCAAGGACAGGAACTAATGGAGTGATCACTTATACTGGAAGTCAAACAAACCACCCACATTCAAATGTAACAACATTGGATACTGTTAATAATATTAAATTTGTTTATAATGGTGGAGATTACACTTACAGTTTAAATGATAATCCTATGACTGTTTCTAATGCCAATATTAGTTTTAGCAAGATTATTCACATTGAAAGTGGAGGTGGTGGAAGTTTAACCAATATCAGAGTAACTAAATTATAATGGTTTAACCTTTAAATCCTTGTATACTGCATATCTGCTATTTGCTCCTTGATGGAACTCAAATCGTGTAGGTAATCCAACATTGTTATTTGCAGAACCGAGTAAAGTGCCGTTTTCATATAATTTAATGGTTGAACTGGTGTATTCAATGCGGTAAACTGCTCCTGATACCAACATACGAACACTGAAAATGCTTGTAAACTATTCACATCGATAGGATATTTGATCCTATCCTTTTTTATTTGACTCATTTTATAACGGGGTTATATTCCATAACATTTATATACTCATTACTCCTAAAATAGTATTGTAGAGCATCATGTAAATCTACATTATTCTTCGTATCTTTGAAGACACAACCTACGAAAAAATATGTAGATTAACTCATTAATAGTATTACCTTTTTTATAAATGAATAATACTATTACTGCCCAAATGCTCTCCCATATTTATTAAATAATATGCAGGAGATAAAAAAAGTATGAGTAAAAAAAGCATCAAGTGGGTATCCTCATTAAATGAGAATACTCAAAAAGGATATTACACTGCCATTAACAAATATGAGCAGTTTCATGGCATGAATATAGATGAATTGGTGGCAGAAGCATTGGAGGAACAGACAAGACAAGTTCCTCCACATATGCTTAAAATCATTGACCGTATCGAAGAATTTCAAGACTATTTAATCAAACAGAACCTTTGCCGTTCAACTATTCAATTGCAAGTCGGTAAAATAAAAAAGATATATACAAAGAATCGAGTAGTCTTACCATATCTTGAAGAGTTAAGATCAACAGATGGAAGAAAAAGAGAATATATTGAATACTCTGACATCTTAACTCATGATGAGATTAAAAGAGCAATGCAGGAAATGAATCCAACAGTCAAGGCAAGGACATTAGTCATGGCACAAGGTGGATTAAGTAATGAGGAATGCGAACACTTAACACTTACTTCTTTTATAGATGAATTATATAAATATCATCAATGTGATAATACAATCAGTGCATTAGAATGGTTAAGCAATGAGAATAATCCAGTGATATGGGTAACTAAACTTATCAGGCAAAAAACCCATAAACCATATTATGCGATTATTGGTGCAGAGGCAGTTAATAGCATTGCCAGTGCTAAATTATATGAGATGGGATTAAAAAAGAATAATGGTGTTATCCCTGAAAAATTATTATCCTCAAATAAAAGAAGTTTCCATGATACATTAGTCAGGATCAATGACCGACTCGGATATGGTCGAGTAGCAGAAGAGAGGAAACTTCGACCACATATGTTAAGGAAATTCCATGCTACTAATATTGGTGGCAGTGCATTAACCTATGAGGAAAATAGCATAGTTACTAATGCCGAGATTGATGAGATGCAAGGTAGAGGTAAAACATCAGTACAAGATACTTATATTAAAACTAATCCTTTAAGGCAAAAATTGATTTATGCAAAGGTCATGAATAATGTATCATTCAGTCATGAGTATCATTATGAGATTATTGATGATGATGTTGTATTATCATTAACTGATATGACAAAAGAAAAAGCAAAATTAGAAAATAAAGTGAAGAATTTGGAGCGACAATTACAAAATCGTAAAAAAGCAGGTGAAAGAGTCCAAAAAATTCGTGAAGAATTAGGAAATGACACTTTCAATGAGTTAATAGCAGAAATATTAAACAGTTCTTAAATCTCCTTAAATGAGTGTTAAAAAATACCATTTTGAGTATGTTACATATAGATGTAACTACTCATATAGGCTATTCTTTTCTAATCAATTTTTCTATTTTATCATAGATTTCCAAATATGCTCTCATTCTTTCAGGATTACCACCCTCATCAATCGCTCTTCTTATTTCTTGAAACATTATATATAATTCATCATCACTTAACACTAATAAATTTCCTTTCAATTTCAGATTCATAGTAATTTCTTGATCCATTTTATTCCTCACATAATATTCACATATACGGTTCTCATGATAGACTCTATCATTATTTCTTTCACAATAATTCTTCTGATTATAATAAATACAATCACTGCACTTCATTTTTCACTATCCTTAAAATCATCATACAATATTTTTCCAAACATTATAATCACTTCAATGATTAACACATCCATCAGATATGGTAATAATTCAATTCCTATTGATTCCATTTTTTTCACCCCATTTCAAATCATATAATTCTTCTGCAATCTCATCGGCTCTATCAGATTCTTCATTCAATTGATTGCAACATTCCTGCATAGTCATAATTAATCTTCCAGTGAGATTGTCTTGTATGCCAACATTCTTGATGATTTCAAATCGTTTGCAATCAGTTCTTTTAGTCATACTCACACTCATCCATCAACTCTTTAATAACTTCAACGGCTTCCTCATATTTCCGTTCCACTTCCTCAACTACAATACCAACATCAGACAATTCAACACTCACGTCAAAGAAATGTAGAAACTGTTCGCACCAATCATAGAGATTATCAAGATTGATAGTCGAGTAATCTATTTTTTTAGTCATTCAAATCACCATTAAATGTTTTCCAGTCAAATCGTATCATATCAAGTATTTCTTCAAGTTCTTCTTCATTCATTTCTTTTAATCTACCTACATACCATTTTAAAAATCCACTAACCCATTTTGCTCTTACTGATGGTGGAGCAAGATAATCTTCAATCTCTAATCGTGTCATCACTTACACCTCTTCCAATCTTGCAATAGTATATATTTCATTTATACATCTTCGTAATCGCTCATTCTCTTCTGCTAATCCATTCAATTCATTCACTATTCCCAATAATGATGCTCTACTGTCATGATACCATTCAGTACCCGTTTCATTATTTTTTATGAATACCCCTCCCTTATCTGCATAATATACTAATGAATATCGTTTTTCAGTCATTCAATCTCCTCATATTTGTCTAATTCTTCCTTTAAATATTTTACATAATGTTCTACTCTTTTTAAACTATGATATTTTTTAAAATATTCCTTGTATAATCTATTGAGCCGATTAATCTCTTTAACAAAATAATATCTCCCATCATCTGTTTCTAAATCCCAACTAACTCCATTATTGTCAATTATTTTACTACCTTTCACTTCAAATCGTTTTTCAGTCATTCTTTAAACTCCTCCTTAATCAACTCTGTTTCCTTAACTAAAATAGGAGTTATGGCTTCGATAATCTCTTGTATAAACTCATATCGAACCCCATTAATCTTAACAACTGTTCCTCTGCGATAATTATAATCACTCTTCAATTCTATCTCAAAATTACCATAAGTCATTTTCTTGTCAGTCATTCTACATCAACTCTTTTCCAAGCCAAATGCTCATCTTTCAGTTCAACATTCCCATTATTTTTCGCTAATGATTGTGCTAATGTTTTCCAATAATCCCTATCACTTCGTAGTTCCTTGTTTTCTTCATACAATTTGTTCATATCAATACAAAGATTATACGCTTCATTTTTATGAATAGTCCAATATTCTCCACCATCATTAGAGTCAATAACTGCTTTTCCACTATCATCTAATTTATATCTTTTCTTCCAGTTTTGCATTTCATTAACAGTCGGCAAATTAGTCATTTTATCACTACTCTTCTAAAATCTATCATTAGTTCTTCGTTTACTGCATTCTAATTTTTTATAAAGAAATGATTTGTATTCCTTGTTTTCTTCTTTTAACTGCTCATTCTCTTCTTTTAACTGATTTCTTTCTGTTTTCATTGTGAGAAAGTTTTCTTGATAATATGACCTTGCTTCCTCCAAATCCTTGTTTTCTTTGCTTAATTCTTCAACTTTATTTTTCGCTTCATCATATAATAAGCCCCAGTTATGACTACAACCCTCAAAACCTTTTATTTCTTCTTTGAGTTTCTTATTTTCTTTTTCCAATCGTTTGGACTTATCAAACAATCCATTTATTCGACTACATAAAGCATTAACTCCACCATGATATTCCAATAAATATTTTCTTCCTTTTGGACTATTTTCTGTAATAGTTAATCCATCAACTGTAAATCGTTTATTCTCTGTCATTCTAACTCTCCATAGGTTGTTACCTTCCATTCAATTGTTTCTACTTCCAATATATCAATATCTTTGAACCCATACTCTTTTGCATACTTTAAAAAAGTATCAGGATAAGCCCAATCCCATTTATTATGTTCATTGTCTTTGATTTTTTGTTTGATTTCATTCGCAATGTCTTGAAACTCTTTTTTAGTGAATTTCCTTTCGTGAAAAATCGGTAAAAATTCACTATCACTATAATTATAGAAACTAACCATATAACAGTACAATGCAGTCATTCTAAACCCTCACATATTGTTTTAATCATATGTTTATTAAATCCACCAAGTTCGCCCATCTTCTTAATTAATCGTTTTAACTCTTGATTTTCTTCTGCTAACTCATTCAATTTATCTTCTAATGTTAATGTAGATGTTATTTTCTCACCAGTAATTTCATCTAAATAATGAAAACTACCATCTGCATTAGTAATAATCATTTTAAATCGTTTTTCACTCATTCCACCCACCTAACCAATTCTTCGTAATTCTCACAAGGACAATTTACACTTCCATCAATATCACAAACTCCAAGCACAGAATTAAAATACACACATTCTTTTATTTCACTCATTCCAAATCGCCCCCAAAGTAATGCTAACAATCATATTAATTATTGCAAATGAAACTCCCCCTATAAGGTAACCATAATAAAATTCAGTCATTCAATCACCTTTACACTACAACAGTTCATTTCATACACTCCTATCTTCTTACCCTTATGTTTCAATATCACCAATTGTCCTTTCGGCAAGGATGATGATGTGATCCCATCATAATCGGAATCACATCTTGTGCAAGTTATTTCACCAGTCATTACCATCCCCTTTTCTTCATCAGATGTTCTGCCAAGATATTCAAGAATCTTCTGCTATCTTGAAACTCCACATCTGTATGGCTTGTTCCAAGATAGTCAATAGGGGGCAATCTGCTCCCAAACCGACCCATTGGTCTAATTGAAACATCGTAACTGGTTTCCATATTTGTGCAAAATACTTCATACTCATCAAACAATGCCATCTGCAATTCATTACTGACATCATTCAATTGAGCCTTACTCTTTGCAACTGCTTGTGTCAAGTCAATATCGTGATACTTGCCGTTCCACCTTTTCACATCTTCGTGTTTCTTATAGAAATGCTTATATCTCCTACAAGCATCGTATACTTTTCTGCTCATCTTTAAATCACTCCAATCCCATTTAATAACAATCCAATAATGAAAATATTTCCTAATACAAATGCTTCAATTACTATCAATGGCATTATTATATCCATTGCATCATCAAAGTCTATCATCTCAATTACTCCATTTCCTTGACAGTTCCTTGTCGCTAAACTCACTATATTCTCTGCAAACCTTGTATCGTTCGCTTACATTCTCTTCAAACCATTTCAAGCACATATCCTTTTTAGGATTGTAGTTTTCACAGTTACAGTGTATATTCTCTTCACTCATAATACTTCCACACTCCCCAAAAGATTCCAAAAATCAAGAATATAAAAAACCAACTGACAATAACATCCAAAATCATTTAATCATACCTCTCAAATATTTCTCCTGAAACAGATTCAAGATAATCAAACCTCGCTCATGATCATTATACACTGAATCCTCATGAATATTCAATGCTTTCGCTACACTCCCAGTATTTGCATTAGCACCGATAATATAAGCCATATTATCATCAGTCCACAAATCACAAAATAAGCAATCAACACCCTTTTCATATAACCTATCCCTTAACTGAATATGACCCCATTCATTCTCATCCAAATCAAATATATTCCAGTCATCAGTTTTCATGTCAGGATTATATCCTTTACAGAAGATACAACAATCCTCATCCTTATCAAAGGATACACAAGTCTTACACATCATCATCGATACCTCGTAAATCGATACAATAAATCCATTTATTAGTTTCAATAACATAGAATGGTATAACATCACTGGTTTTAACCCTTAATGCTCCTGCAATAGTAGTATTATAAAAATCATCAGGTTCATCATATACTTGCAATAATATTAAATCATTAGTTTTAGTGATAAAATTGAATTTTATATCAAATTCATTAATTAACCTCTCTTCAACGGCAGATAATTTATCAGGATAATCCCTTAAATCAAATTCTTTCTCCTCATACTCAACATGAATCTCATCTAATCCACCACGAATCTTCAATGACTTGACTTCCACACCATTAACATATTTCTTCACATAATCACCATAATCATCTGATATTAATTTAATTAATTCCAAAGCCCTCTTATCCCTTAAATGAGAAATCATGAGGATTCCTCCTCATATTTCCCAGTATTCAATTCATCCAACAATATCCCTGCTAATGCAAGATTATGCTCCTTATCCAAAGTGTTCACACTGCATATATGCTTCTGCAATTTATTATCAAAGATAATAATCTTCGGACTCTGCTCCTCATTCAACTCATATCTATCAATTTGTACAGTCATAAAATCTCACTCACACTATTTTAATTTAACATTTAATTATAAGATTACCTTATAATCCTTATATTCAACTTCTAAAACATCTTCACCATTAAACCATGAAGTGAATAACCAATTAGCCAATTCCTCACCTAAATCATTAGCATTCTCATCATGGCACTCAACAGTAATATCAAAATTCAATTTAACTAAATTAACCATTACTCACTATTAACTCCTGCAAAGAATCATATTAACCATTTGACTTTTGTATCCTCATTATCAATTGTATTATCCCATATAAACCAACTATAACAAACGGCACTGCCATTCTTACTCGTAGACTCTCCCTTATAACATGGTATCCTTTTAACAAAAGGACAAATCAATAAAGGAGGATTATCCTTGAATATTTTATATCTCTTTAAGGTTTCAATAGTCTGAATCCTGCAAAAGATATATACTTTATTTGAAGTAATCTTCAAGGAATGTGCTATCCAATCATTAATGAATGAATATGGTGGATTAGTTATTGTATTTCCTTGAAAGACATCATTACATTTGAAGAAATCAACACCGACATCACCATAACCCCTATCATAAAGGTCAGAGGATACAACATCATATCCTAAACGGATCAATTCCTTACTCAATCGCCCCCCCCCCACAAGCAGTTTCCCAGTATTTAACTGATTTATCTAAAAGATTATGCTTATGCAGGAGAGTAATAGCCGATTCATCAGTGGAATAATAATCATTCTTCTCTCTTTCAAATTTAGAATGATTACTTGCTCCTATATTACTAAATACTGATTTACTATTCCTCGCCATCAACTACCTCATATTCATAATACACATCATATATACTATCACACTTCTCATTAAATTCATGGATTAAATTAATCAAATCATCTTCTGATTCTATATTTAATCCATCAATCCATAATTTCAAATCAACTACGATTCCCATCCTTATATTCCTGCCAACTTCTCGTTTTAAATATAATCTTATTATTACACCATCTTGCGAATGCTCTTTGATACTTATCAAATTTATCATAAGGCATTGCAAAAGCATGGATCTTATACTCATCCCATAAGTGCATAACTCTCCTCAAATCCTCCTCTTCTGATGACCAGTAGCCTATCAGGACATAGCACATAAGTTTAGATGGTTTAATATAGTCCAATAATAACTCTATTTTATCATCAAGATTATCATGTGGATTATCCCATGCAAACTTAAATGCTTTCCTATGCCGTAGTGATTGCAAAGCCAATCCCTGCTCATCATCAAATAGTCTTATATCAAATCCTTGCATATCAATCGGTTGATCCCATTCATGCAATTGCTTAACGGCTTCTCTCCAATTAGGATTAGCAAAGAAATTATTATCCATGACTTTTATATACTTGCCATTAGGATTAAGGTTCTTCGGCTCAACCGAATGTATACATCCCTCCTTTTGCCTAACTACACAAAATGGGCAGTTCCTTATACATCCTCTGCTAAACCATGCAAGACTAAAATCACAGTCAGGATACAATGACCAGTCATAATCACATTCCTCAATAATTGATGGTAATCGACTCTGAATATCAAAGCCAGTGCCACCAGTTATCATATCAGGTCTTACATAATCCTTTGGAGTGAAATCAAAGAGAGAGAAAGCATAAACCTTATCATAAGACTCATGAAACAATGGGCTATATATATATATATCATCATTGCGACTCTTATGATACGAGGAAACCTGCATCATCGCCGAGTTCACTATATGAGGTTCAAGATTATACAATCCTATCTTCAAATCATCACTATCCTTTATAATCTCCACATTGCTCTAATTTATCTTTTAAAAGCATATTTAATTCCTTATAATCTCTTTCCATACGATGTCGCTTACCACTATCAGATTCTAAACTCATGCCCTTTTTCAAATGAGCCATTGTATGTTTAATCGCTCGTATCTCCTCATTCAATAAATTAACCATAAATTAACACTCCCAGTTATTACTTAAACATTCATCTCTACGGACTCGTGCATCTTCTAATGAAGAGTAATCACCGAATACTCTTGTCTTACCATTAATCTTTTTCATGACCCTATACTTTGCAGGTATAAAAGTAATATAAGTTGAATCATGCTCATAATCAGGTAACTCCATATGATAATAAGGATTAGGAATTTCAGGTAATTCACAAAATAACTCGAAATCCCAATCAACCTGCTCTAATCTATCCCTATCAAATAGTGCATCCTCTACTCTTTCATAGAATCCATAATGCTCATTCTTATATTGTAATTGATACATTCCACCTCTTTTATAGATGAACCTATAAAATGATTTGTTTTTAGGCATATTCAATCACTAATTCCTGATACCTGATCATCCTCTTCAATGCCTCAATTTCAAGTGAGAGTGCATCTTTTTTCAAGAGTAAATCAGATAAGACTTCCTTGATATGTCCTTGCCTAATCTTCTCATTATCCTTACCATATTCACCTTTAAAATCAAAGGTGGTTATGATTTCAAATTCTTTTTTATCATATTCTCTACGAGTATTAAGATACTCGATTTCTGCTTGACTTAAACGGTCAATCAATTCCTTATATTCAGTGAACATTGTTTATCTCCTTAATCTCCTTTGATTATATAATTGGAATTTATCTCCTTTATATCCATAGATACAACTAATACTGCATTTCCTGATACTCTTTCCCAGTATAAAGTATTCTTCTGCAAATCCTCAATCTCTGACTCATTAAACATTTCCTTTGGATAAATCAATAATCCATATTTAATCCAATCATTTAATGTTATCTTCTCATAATCCCATGTATCCATAAAATAGGATAACTTCTCGGCTATTTCGAGCCATACACTCGCAGGTATCCCTACTGGATTAACATCAGTATATGCACAGTATAATCCTGCAAGTAATGTACTTAATGTGGCAATATCTAATTTTATTGTTACTAACTCATCCATGACTCTATTACTCCATCACTATCTTGATAATGCCCATCATATGGATTCTCTACTGGTGTTGTTAATGTTTCCAGTATTAACTGACAAATAGGCATACCATCTTCAAGTAGAAATTCCTTATCACTTGCATTAAATATTTCAAGTGTAATATTCCCACGAAAACCTGAATCAATAAATCCACTTGACACATGAATAAAGACTCCTAATCTGCCAATACTTGATTTCCCATCAACATGACCGACAAGGTCTAATGGAATATTCACTCGTTCTAATGTACTGCCAAGTAAAAACTCATATGGTTTTAACTTATATCCTTGCTTTATATCAATAGTCTTGCCATGAATAGTCTTTAATGTACTATCCAAGTGCATATCATAACTATTCGGTTGCAAATCCACTGGATTAAATGGATTGATAATTCCTATTTTATGATTGATTATCAAATCCTTAATACTCCTATCACTTAATATCATGTACTGCCTCCAATAATTTCACGATGATTTCTGCAAATACTTTCGCATCTTCTATATCCTTAAAGATAGACTCATTAATATCCTCATCATCATCAACATATATATCAATAAATGCCTCTAATGATGATGAGCAATGAGGTAAGAGTATATGAACACTCATACCTGTTTCATCTACTTTTATATTATACTTACTCATCACTCTTCTCCATATAAGTGGAATACTCATCAGTGAATCCAATCAATTCAACTATGGCATCATCAAATATCCTCTGTTTTATCACTGGATCATATTTCATGTTCGCAAAGACATCTGCAAGATACACTGCATACTTGCCCTTATCATAGCACATAAAAGAGAGTACAACTTCCCTATCATCAGGTATATCCTTTAATGCCTTTTTTAAATCACCAACAGTTTGTTTGACCACTTTTTTATTCAGTATCTTTTTCGCATTCATTGATTAACTCCTCAATCTCTTCAATCGACCATTTATCACAACTATTCTCAATAACCTCTATGACTTCATCAGGTAAATTCCAACTGTAACATTCCTTGACATCCTCTGCCGTTTGACCAGTATCCTCATGCACCCAATTACTGCATACAAAAGACCAGTCCAACCTAACCATAGCCAGTGCATCCTGACAGAAAATATGCACATATTCACTATCCTTATGTCTGACAGATGTATCAAGATTATGATTACTATACTTGCAATTTAAACAACTGAAATTCCCATATTTTTTAAGAAAAATATAAGCATCATGCCATGACTCGAATCTAACCATGTCTAAACCTCTCCAATCTCTGATTATCTTCTCTCATCTGTTTATTAAAATAGGTTTCAGTATGCCAAGACATCTTTAACCCATGCACTTTCCCACATTGAGGACATTTCCAATAATAAATATCCCTGAACATGAAATGCAAGAGTATAAGTTTCTTTAAAGCATAATGATCCATATTACAACAATGACCTAATCGCCTAAATGATAAACCACAGATTTTATATTCAAAGATAATAGGAAAGAGATTAAGCCGTTTCCGACTAATCATCTTCCTCATCTTCCTTAATAGGCAATATACAGACTTCACCATCAATTAATTCAACATAATGATTCTCCTGCAAATCCAATAACCAATCCTTTAATCTCATGTAATCACCTGAATTAACTCCATCAATTCATATAAGAGATAATTAATTCTCCCATCCTTTGATGCTCGAATGCCCTCTTGCATAAACACTAAATCATAGGTTTCATCAAAGTTAAAATCAAATTCACCAACACGAATATGTAATCTATACTTTTTTAATGAATCCAATGTAACCATCAAATCGGCTACTATGAAAGAATACTCATTATCATTCATTTTACGGATTGCCATGTCTTAACCTCCCACGATCAACTTCGCCAATTTCCATAGTTAATTTATCCCTTAAAGCATAATACTGATATTTAGTGATACCAAGTTTCCTTTCAATATCTGCACCAGTCAATGAAAAATCAAAGAATAACTTCTTAAATTCATCATAATGCTTCAAAGCCTCGTATCGTACTGGGCTTTTTAATAAATCACCAGTTTTTCTGCCTTTTGCAGTGCCATATTTCTTCCGACATTCATCAATCACATCAGGATTCCAATCATTCTCAACAAGTATATCCCTAACCTTAATAGCAGTTTCCTTATCAGATACAGTCAAGCATCTTTCAGTACCATCCTTAATCCTCTTTGATATACTATATGTGCCGTATCTTGTTGGATGAATATATAATTGCTCATGTTTCAATGGAGAATGACCCTTTGGTCTTTTAAACCCAGTTTCTCTCTGCACTCTTCTTGAACGAGTGCCATATTTAGTTATGCTCAAATCATATTTTTCACAGATTTGTTTCCTTGTCAATTTCATTTCAACATAATCCTTTGTAAAAGAATCCCAGTCAAAATCATCATCATCCTCAACTATTTTAAAGGTAAGTTTTCTTCTATTCTCCATTCCAATTCCTCCAATGCACCAGTGTCAAATTCAAAGACCTCATCAAATTCATGGTCATAAAGGTAGACACCGACTCTCTTTGATGGTTTTTCATTCACTGAACAGACTTTCACTGTATACATATACTTGTCATAATCAGGTTTCAATTGTGCCACACCATAATCATCTAATATCAGGATATTATATGGTGCAGTTAATTGATCCTTGAAAAAGACATATCTCCACTTACCAATTTTAGTCTTATACAAGACTTCTCGCTCACTGATTAATTCATTCAACCTTTCAACTGACACATAATGATAACAATCACACCATAAATCATTATCAGGTTTATCAGTATAAGGTTTAACAAATTCAATAGCAGTATTCTCTGCCAATTTAAACCCTAATTCTAACTTGCCACAATGTTTATGCCCAGTTAGACTAATAATATTATTCATCAATTCTCACTCCTTAAAAATTTATAAAGAGGAAAACATAAAAATAAGAAATGTCGGATAGACACTCGTAAGTTGCATTAGACTCTCACATATAATGCGACTTACATTCACTCATTTAAATGTATTCCTTGATAACCTAAATTTAAATCACCTTTCGCCTCAATATATTTAATTGATTTGTAAGGTATGTTAATTTGCATATCTTCACTTACATTAAATCGCACCACTAACTCATTAGTGAATAAAATAACTGCTTGAAAATCAGTTACTCTCATATCATTAATAAGCAAATAACCCTTATCCCAATCATCATGTGATAAAAACACTTTATAAGTGCCTCTGCCAATTTTCATATGTCTAATCGGCAAACCTAATTCATGATAGAAATACTGGTATAAAGTGCTACGATTTTGACTCATCTGTTTCTTATGCTCCGTAGGATATTCTCTTCTACTCATAAGAATATATCACCTATCTCAAATATTATAGTATTCTCATAAATACTCTTGAAATCCAATTCACAAAGTCTATCCTTTGATATTTCTACATCAACAAAGGATACTTTAATCACTTGATTAACCAAACCATCAATCATCTCTGATTCAAGCCATACATCAGATATGGCAGATACTGGTATATGTAATGATTTCGCTAATTCCTTTTTAAAGCAACCCTTTAATGCTTCACTATCCAATAGACTCACCACTAATTCATCAAAATTTTCCATTAATCCTGATCCTCGATAATCGGTGCAATCAAACCATTCATTTTAACTAACTCATCAGGTGAACTAATATTCCATGTAACTGGTATAGTATCACCCACTTTTAAGGTAACTGTATCATTAATCTTTGATAATTTTAAAATGTCCTGCACATAATCCACATTAATAATAGTAGTACATGGTTTAATGATATTATTCTCTAAACTAATAACATCATTATATTGAGTCATACTATCAAGTGGAGCAGATATAACTAATTGACTATCCTGCACAGTCATTTTAAACCTGTCAGTCTTTACTATTTTAGATAAATCATTCACTGGCTCTTTCAAATCATTAATAACCACATCAAACTCATTATCATAATCAATTGCAGGTGGCACTGGTGATGCACCAATCTCATCTGCTAATGGTAATTCAAAGACTCTACGATTATTCGCATTCTCAAAGACAATATCAAGATATGATTCATTCGTAGATAATGTTAATACATCATCTTTTCTACCTGATTTCAGGATATTGTAGAAATCGGATACGAAAATATAGATGCTATCATTATCTGCATCATATTTAGTGAAGAAATCCTTTGATATTTCTAATCCATAGAATGCTACATGACTCTTATTCAGGATTGCGATTGATAATTTTTCAGGATCAATCTTTATCTCTAAAATATCATTAGCAGTATTATAGATTACATCAAAGAATTTTTTCAGAGGTTCGATGTCATATATTTCTAACAACATTTATATTCATCTCCATAAAATGTATCACATATAATATGCAAATTCTTATCCACTTTTAATCTGCTAAATGATGGAGGACTAATCAATAAACCCTTATTATGAGCATAACTATCATTATATGAAAGGAAATGCCCACTAAACAGATAAGATGCTCTTCTGCCACCATCAAATGCTCTCTCATATTGTTGATAAAAAGCACTGTAATGATTATGACCCTGCATATAAATATCTGATTTAATATGATTCATTTCATTAACAAAATTATTCATACTCAATAACGGATTTTTTGACACACGAGTTCCATGCTTACCAAAAATGACTAATTCATTCCCATTCTCCACAATCTTATCAAAGAAATCATTCCTCGTATACTTCGCATCTAACCTTGAAGCAATCTGTTTAGTAATATCATAATTATACTCTTTTAAAGTCCTTGCCTCATGATTTCCAGTGCAAACATACCTGATATATTCCTTATAAGGTTCAAGCAACTCAATCAATCGTTCTAATGCCTCATGAGTAGTTAAATTAACATCAAAAGCATCAATCCTTGTAGTCGGAACTTCCAACAAATCACCTAATAAATAAATCGCCTTATTATCAGGAGCAGACTCAAATTTCCGACACCATTCATAAAAGAACTCTAAATTACAATGCTTTGACCCTAAATGCAAATCAGACAATGGAAATAAGTATAAATTACTCATTTAAATAATCCTCTCACCTTACTACTTAATGACTCGGATACATTAGACTCCTCTAAAACAGATAATCTTCTCTCCAAATCATTTAATCGTTCCTCAACAGTCAAATCCCTATAATCCTCCACTGGAATAGGTGCATTCATATCAATTTCCAAATCGCCACTCTCGTATTTTTCAAGAATTGTACGAACAGTATATCCAGTAGCCTTTTTAGATTTAAAACTTACCTTTGATTGGATTTCACCCATAGTATAACCTAAATCAGATAAAGTGATAACTCTTTGAGCCTCATTCATATTAGCCCATATCTTCTTACCTAATTTATCCTCTCTCTCAAATGCTCCAATCGTTGCATTATAATTATATCTCATTCTCCATCTCCTCAATGATAATTTCAGGTGAAACTGGATCAGTGAAACCACCAATCTCTCTAATGATATTTCCATCTTTACTTATCCACCAATAACCATCATCGTATATAACTTTATACATTATTCTAAAACATCCATAATTCTCCTTGCAGTCTTTGAACCCACTCCCTTAACACTCACAAGGTCATCATAGGTAATCTGCAACAGATCATTCAACTTCTCCAAATGCAAATACTCACGAATCATCACTGCTTGTTTAATTCCCAGTCTTTGACTATCATTGATATAGATACATGATAAGAATGTAGCAATAGGATCGCTTAATGTTGCTTTTGGTCTATCCACTCCACGAACACTCGGATTATCAGACAATAATTTTTTAGTCAAGAAATCCATAATAACCCATGCTTGTTGATTATTATCCACATGAATAACCCTTGACTCAATCTGTAACCTTGCCAATGCACCGAGATAATTCCTTACAGTGAACTGTTTGACCTGATTCTTACGATTCCAATAATTACTATTCCTTTCATTAATAGTATCGGCAACATTACCGACCACTATCACATATGAAAAAGGATATTGTTTCATTCTCTCCACTTGCCTGAACACTCTCCCATCAATAATAGATGAAATAATATCAGGAGCAGTCTTATATTCAAAGACTACTTTATTATCAAAGATAAAATCGCCAACTGGATAATTGCCAACTTCAATATCATAATCATCAGTGAAATATTGACAAGCCGATGAAATACGAGTATTAGACTCACGATTATCTATTTGTAACTTCATCTTACTCTCCCATCTTTACCGAAATCAACATATCCTAATCTCTTCAAAGTGAATATATTACCTTTGAAACTACACGAACTGCAACTAAACCATTCCTTTGTAACTAAAAGGCTCGGATTAGTGTCATTATGTTCAGGACAACAACAATAACCATATCCTTTCGGATAAATCCTTATATCGCCAGTGATTTCCTCAAACACTTTCCGTAAATCATTAACTTCAATAGGATTATCACCATCAAAGACAGTGGTTTTCTTTAAGGCTTGTCGCTTATCCTCCTCTTTGATTTCAAGTTTCGCATATGCAGTTCTTTGAGCCGAATCCTGAATCTCTGTAACCTTATACTCTTTTAGAAATTCGCCATCAATTATCTCGCAGGTTTCACCAGTCTTTGGATGCCGACTACCTATAAGCCGTATATTCCCATTTAACCCTGCACTGAAATTCACTTGATCCAATGTCGGATAAGATGAACTCCCATCATGAATAAGGAAACAGACAAAAGCATTAAAGTAACTATTCCAATTCTCAACCTTGCGAATATTAGTATCATTAAATAGGAATGGTGCTATCTCAATATAAGCATGATAACCTTTACTCCCTGATTTAACAATCACAGTATTCAAGTTATGAATTTTCAAGTAATTCTTTAATCTCATGACATCATTATATGCCTCATCAATATCCTCACTATCAAAATCCAATATGATTGTATCAATTAGTCTTGACTTTGGATATTTAGTAACATATACATCTTCACTCGGTTTCTGCTCTTTTAGGATTTTCTTTATAACTGCATCGTTCCAATACCTATGTTGCTTTGCAAATCCAGTATCCCTATCACGAACAGTAATAATATGTTCACGAGGTGTAAGGAAATCATAATTTGACATAATTGCCCTCCAAATACGGCAAGGTTTCTTTAATAGGATCAACAGTTTCAAAGATACTCGCAGACTCATATTCCTTATCAGATTCTAAAAACTGATAATATTCAGTGATATTGTCAGGATATAACTGCTCAAATAAATGAGTAGCCTTATGAATATCCTCTGCTCTAAACACTGGCAGTGTATCCTCTACTGATGAGCCTAATCCATGATTTAAAGTATAAACATTATGCCTATTCTTTGTATCCTTGCCCACATTCACTATAATATTCTCATCAAGCAAAGTTCTAATCCTATCATTAAGATAATTTTTAGATTTTTTAAACCATGCCTTTGTACGATGAGTAGACTTCAATGATTTCAAAGTGAATAACTGATGAGGATACATGGATATATCAATAAACCCATTATCATCATCAATCGCATCAACAATATAATCCAAGACTTGATCCTCCCATAAAGTATCTTCATCTTTAACAATGCCAAATACCTTAAAATTCTCAATAAGACCATTTGCAAATCTTATTTCGTCTGGTAAGAGATTAGCACTGTCAAATATGTTCAATGCAGTGATATTATCCCTTTTTGATGCGAGATATATTTTAGTATCCTTAACCTCATACATCTCATCATAATACAAGTTATGAGTAATTGAATGAGGTTGATTCAGGATAGTAACTAATTTCAATATAGCATTAAACTCCTGAATCTTACGGTTAAAATCATCATTCTCTTTTATCAAATCCTCGACAACAAACATATATGGATTAAAGAAGTCAAAATCATCAGGATTAAACTTGTAGACTAAACCTTTAATGGATTCCCTAATATCCATTACCTCATTTATGTCCTCATAGTATTGCCCATGATAATTCATCACTGAATCAAAAACCATCAATTTCCCACTATCCACTGGTTGAGGTGTTAAGATAACCGACCTTGACTTCTCTTGATCATTCACCATTTCCTCTTTCGCAGTAGTATATGAGAGTGCAGGATAGCCCTCAACCCACTGTTCCTCTTCTTCCATATTATTATCCTTATTGACTACACCTCTCTCGACATAACCATCAGTGGTTAATTCCTTAATCAAATCACGAAGTTGTATAGTGTCCTCATTTGATTTTTCACCACCTAAATCACCGATAAAAAAGATTTCACCAGTTAAATCCCTATGATTATACTTACGAAAGAAGTATGCAACAGATTTTCCACCTTTATGAACATTCTCATCAGGTATCATGGATAAGGCAGTTTCGAGTACAAAAGATTTTCCACTGGCAGGACTGCCGATAGCAATAACATTAGTGCCTTTAAATCCTGCAACAGTCTGAAAATACCCTAAAAATGCTCTAACGATTTCACGAGGACTCCCAACTCCCAAACAATGACTTACTGCAACAATCATTTCCAATGCAGTTTTATCATATTTTTCAAGGAATCCATTGAATCGTGCATATAGATTAGTGTATTTTTCATCTTTTCTTTTAGCCTCTTCACGAAGTTGAGCCTTTGCCTCATCCTCCTTAATCTTATCCTCATCAATGATATTATTCTCTAATGAATTTTTAATATCAATAAAGATTTCACTTTGCTTCTCGGATGAATAATCTTGAAGATGCTTTTTTATCTCTGAATATACAGTAGACCGATATGTTAATTCAGTTGGTGAGTTAGCAGTAGCATCAATGATCCTAACAGTATCATCGATTTTCATCTCATACTTGAATGGTTTATTAGAGGCAGATGATTTAATACATCTCACCTCAACACCATCTACTACTTTAACCCACATTTAAAATTCCACCTTATTCAGACTCTGCAAGTAATCTGAAATAATGATAAGTACCTTTGATTTCTTCACACTTGCCTTTAAAGGTTAAACCCTCCAAAGCATCTTTTAACTCAACTTGATTAGTAGAGAATGGTTTATTGCCCATGTCAGATGGCAATTCACCTGCATTCTGCAATGCAAATTTGAATAATGGATATGCACTGCTTTGAGGATAGAATGTTAAATCTGCCTCATTATCGATTTCCTTTGGTTTTCCACATGGGAAGAACATTGGAAACATCATTAAGTCATCTGCTTTAACAGATTCAAGGACAATCTTCTTATCCTCATTACCAGTTAATTCATCTTTGATAACAACATACTCGCCATTATCATCCAACTCATACAATCTGATTTTATCCATATCACTCATAATAACAAATTCTATGGATATTTGAGCCTTTTCAGGCTCTTGTTTAACTGGGAAAACCCTGCTCACTCTCTCAATTCCTAACAACACTCCATCAGGAGCGAAATCTCTAATAGAGGTTAGGAATGGAGTCTTACCTATTCTACTGTTTGGAAACTTATTATCTCCATCGCTATTTTCAACTATTTTAGCCATACTAAAATTCCTCCAATTTTACTATATATCTCTTCGGAATTTTGAGGATTTTCAACTCCTCAACTGCCTTATCATATGCCTCATCATGAGAATCGGCTTCTACTATCAGGCAATCCGAAGATTCGATTTCAGGATTAATATAATCCACTATAAATAACATCCTCATCAACTCCAAAGTCATCGTAGATTTTCACACCATTTTTTTATAAAATAGTAGTTGAGATATGATCTCTGAAACTCGGATAAAAGTCTATCTTCTACGATGATTCGATGAGCAATCCATAGGAAACAAAGAAAAACATTATAATCCTATACACCATCACCATTATGCTCATTCCAATTCGTGTTTAAACCTTATTTATCAAATCCAAAATAATTATAGGATTATAATGAGAGGTAACGAAACGAAAAAAACCTATATCATGCTCATCGAATCATAGCAGAAGATAAAAGAGAGATTATTTAATATAATCTCCCTCACTTAATCCGAATGGATATATCCTGATAACCACTATCCTAAATGCCTCATCATCATATCCTGCCTCGATAATCCAATCCATACCTAATTTATGAATTGTTTCAGGTTTGATTACTGGATTATTTTCATAGGCATATTTGATGGTTACTTCGGTCAAATCGTTTTTAAACTCCATTGACTCATAACCACCAAAGACCTGATCCAAATGATTTTTAAGAACATTACGAAAATCATTACGAGTAGCCACTAAATCATCTAATTCAGTTAATAAGGCATTGACACCTGATTTCCAAGTTTTAATCTCCTCAAAATTCATTTAATCAACCCTCCAAACCTCAAAGATAAACTCGTATAAATTCTCAAAATCATTATTAAGATAAGTTTTCTTAACTGACTCTTCAAGATTTTCAGGATTATATCCGATGATTTTAAAGGCAACATTAGTGTCTTTGATTAAATCATTCAAGGATTTTTCAGTCATATCCTCATCAGGACAAATCTCTTTTAAACGATTAAAAACAATCTTATCCATACTCATGAAATCACCTCGCCCAATTTCTTAATACTGATAGAATTAAGAACAGTAGCAATACTTAACAAGAATACTGCAATTTCAAGAATCATGAAATCACCTCAATATTCCATGATGGCACAGATGAGTTACGGATAGCCTCATCAGAGGACACACCTTTACCTAAATGGCGATTAAGAGGATATAATGAATAAGGAATATCCTTACCCATCCTCTCAAAAACATACCATAAATCCCCACGATTGATAGCAACATAATTAAGATGAGATTTATTCATAAGAACCCTCTCCTTAAATGTATCAAAAAGAAAGTATTCATAAGAATACACCACCTAATTGCCAAAAAAGAACGATGGCAGTTGCTATCCCTGATGCAACAATTCCCACTCTCAAAGCATCACTATTTGATAAAACCTCATCATCAAAATAAGTGTTTCTACGATTTAAACGAGGTTTCTCATCAATGTTCCAATACTGGATCAATGCTCCAATGAAACCCTGATTAGTCATGCTCCTCACCCCTGCCAGTAGCAGAGGTTAAAACTAATTGATTCATACTATAATCATGTAAAATAGCATCAATCAAAATCTTTTCAGTTTCAGTGCAAAAATAACCATATTCACCTGAAACTGGATGTAAAATCTTATCCATTTTAATCCTCCTTACACATTTAAATATTCCAACACTAATGAAAGTACCAGTTTCATCAATGTTATGATTAAGTATATATGGGAGGTAGTATATAAATGTTTCCCTTATCAATACATTTATATATACTATAATACTAATATTATAAATGCAAGTGGATGCTTTTTTTACTCTAAAAAAATGCCTCCTTACACAACTTGCCATGAAGAGAATATCATCAAGAGGAGTACCAGTCCTCGATATTCCTCATCATGAACCTATTTTATTTCCCCAAGATTTCAAAAACAATATACACAAATTTTCAGACTTTTTTATCCATAGAATTTCAAAAATCAACATACCAAATTTTCAGAGAATAGATCCCAAGATTTTCAGAGATGACTTCCCTAATTTTTCAGGAAAAACATTCCAAGATTTTCAGGCAAGACATCCCCAGTTTTTCAGGATAAAATAGTCAAAATTTTCAGGACTTCCCCAACTTTTGAGTCAGGACATCCCCAGTTTTTCAGGATTTTCCAATCCAAATTTTCAGGACTTCCCTACGATTTCAAAAAAAGAAAATAAGAATTTTCAGACAAAAAAATAGAAGAGGATAAAAACACCTCCTCCACAAAGGAATGATGAATAATAAAATAAGTATAAATGGAAGAGGTTAATGACTCCTCTTCCTTAAAGGAATGACTTAAATGAAATAAAAATTGTTGAATATTTTCATTTCAAAATAAGTACAAATAAATATTATTCACTACTACTATTTAAAGTTTTAGATAAAATAATCATACGAGTAAGAATATTCTCATATGATTCACCAGTAGATAATCTATACGATTTAATCATATTCATAGTATCCTCATGAACATTAATGTTTAATGGTGGAAGATCCTGCTCCACAATAGGCATATAATCACCCACATCATGAATTAATCTCATAATAATACCATCATATGTAGTATTAACATCAGTATACTCTTTCAATTCTTTTTTTAATTCCTGATTAATTTTAATTGCTTTCATATTACTAACTGGTATTTCATAGTATATATATTTTACGGTTTTACGAATTTTTTTACGAATTTTTTTACGAATTTTTTTACGAATTTTTTTACGAATTTTTTTACGAATTTTTTTACGAATTTTTTTACGAATTTTTTTACGAATTTTTTTACGAATTTTTTTACGAATTTTTTTACGAATTTTTTTACGAATTTTTTTACGAATTTTTTTACGAATTTTTTTACG